TTTTTTGACACCCCCCTGTCAAATTTTTTGACACCCCCCTGTAAAGAATTTTGACACCCTGTCAAATTCACACTATAGGAACAAAATTTTATATTATTCTTAAATTCTTCATTTTTTATTAATAAATTATCCTCAACTAGTTTATTTAGTGTTGTAATTACTGTTTGTCTTGAACATCCACACCACTCGGCAAGATAATTAGCACTGCCCGTAAATTCACAGTTGTTTGTTTGAGAAAATCCATAAATTGTGGCATATATAATCAAGGCGTTCCCTTTTAAATGTAAATCATTTATCATCCATCCTTGAATTGTTATATAATTTTCGTTTTTTATCATAGCATTCTCCCATTTAAAAAATCCTTGTTATGAATAGATGTACCTTTCTTTTTTATCCAGTTGCGAGTTGAGTAAAAAAGTTGGTTGTGTACAAAAAGGTACACCTATTCATAACAAGGATAGTCTTGTTATACATATATATTAAATTATATATTCTCAACTCGCAACTATATTGTAACACATTAATTATTAAAAATCAATACCTATTAATGCAAATCCTCAACCTGCTTATCAATTTGTGAATTCAAGTCCGCCCACAACTGCTCTTCCACATCTTCAACTTTTCCATAATAAGATGATAGATCAAGTTCCTTTTCAGCAACGAATTTGAAATAATTATCCCCCTTCTTCACGGTGGCACCAGATGTAAATCTGATAGAGGTTACCTTTGCTCCTTCTACATTTACTTTTTTGTCTTTGATTGTTTCTACGACCTCTTTCGTTTTTTCGTTCGAATTTTCGGAAATTTCGCTTGTAGTTTTCTTTTTCGTAGTATTAGTCGTTTTTGATTTTTTCGTCGTTTCTAAATCGGTTTTTGCGTTTTCTAACGCTACTGTAGGCGCTTCATCCTCGACACATTCCTCGACATCTGGAACCATCGGAGTTTCTTCTTCGACATTTGCATCTTCTGACCCCTCTTCATAACCCGCACACTGATCACAAGGAATAAGATTACCATCTACTTCCATTTGCACTCCATCGCATGTTGCACAATATTCATCCTCTTTATCAAATGCATACTTACAAATCTTCATTTTAATTCCTCCTGTTTGTCTTTGATATTATGTATTATTTTTTCCTTCTTGTCCTTGAAAGCTCATACAAACCATAAATAACCACTAGCAGAAACTCAATAGATAGGCACGTTGTGACACCTAATGCAAAACTAGTCATATCCATTATTTTCCTCCTTTCTTTTTAATTCTCAAGGTAGCTACTTCATTTCCAAGAACTTTGCAAGGTTCTAAAAGGGAAATATCGAAATCCCCATTATATACAAGCTTTTCTAAAGAATCGTCATCGATATATTCTTTTGTCCTAATGATTGTTTTAAGTTGTTCTTTCGATAATGTTTTCTTTAATACCTCGATTGCTTTTTCTTCATCTAGTGTTTCTTTTCTAGAATATTTTACCGTCGCAACGTATGAATCAGAAGAAAATTCATCAACTCCCATTGATCGCATAGCTTCTTTTATCTCATCGTTTAGCTTTGAACCTAGTTTTTTGAATTTGCTTTCGCTGTCTTTATATGATTTGTAGATGTCAATTTTTTCGGATAACACCTGTCCGACAGTCTTTCCGCCTCTACTCATCTTTTTCCTCCATTCTTCTCATCTTCTCTAATCGTTTAGTTCCGTATTTTCCCCACTGCCAATAAGCATTAAATTCCGCCATACAACCTTTATATTTTCCCTGCAAATCTTCGTGAAACTGTTGCAATTTAGCAATGTCTTTTTGTTCGAATAACATTGTTTTTCTGTTGTCTAGTGTATATGGTGGTAGCTTTAATTCTGGTGGTTTTGTATAATCGGGGTTCTCGTACCATTTATACCACCTCTTGATTGTTGCTGTGGACAAATCTAAAATTTGTGCAACCTTAGCCACGCTGAATTTTTCCATTAAAACCTCCTTTTGTTTTATATTATTTATTATTATTGTAACACATAACACAATAAAAGTCAACTATGAAATAAGATAATTTATGTCTTCTATACCTATTTTTCCGTCCACAAGTGCGTCCGATATAGCACCTTTCTTCTCGACTATATCTTCTATTCGTTCATCAATAGTATCTTTACAACACAATGTTATAATATTAACAGTTCCTTTAGTTCCAATTCTGTGTGCCCTATCTTCTGCTTGATCTTTGAGAGCCCTATTCCATGGGCTGTCTAGGAAAATAACAGTTTGGGCGGCTGTTAGTGTTAGTCCCGTACCCATAGCACCAATCGTGCCTATTATCACCTTGCAGGATTTATCGTTCTGGAATTTATCAACTTCACGCATACGGTCTTCTGGTGTTGTTTCACCTGTTATATACGCAGGATTATAAGGTTTTAATAAGGTTCTTGCAACGCTGGTTATATTAGACCAGTTGCTAAACACAATGCACTTTTGATCACTTTGAGAAATTTCTTCAACAAGCTCAAGCATCCTATCCATTTTAGCCGATTCTTTAATCTTGTCACTCAGCAAACCTGTCCAACCTGTTGCCTGTCTTAACCTAATCAACATAGAAAGCGGATTATTAGACATTTTTATTTTCGTGATTTCTTTCTTCACACCAGATAAAGCCTCATTATATATTTTGGTTTGTTTAGGAGTCATATCTACAAACATAGTTTGATGCATTTTTTCTGGAAGATCTAAAACCTCTGTTTTCAATCGCCGCAACATTATTGTGTCCATCATGGTTCTCAGTTCATCGAGATTCTTATATCCAATTACTTCATGACCACCAAAACCACCCATTCGACAATAGTGTTGTTTGAACTGATAGAAGCTATGTTTATCATATCCAAGCCAATGAAGTGGAAAATATAAATCTAATGGATTATTCATAAGTGGTGTTCCACTCATTGCAACCATATATTTTGTTTGCAATATAGATAATGCTCTGCTTTGCAACGCTGTTGGATTCTTAGATTTATGGCATTCATCAAATGCAATCACACTAATTGTTCCATTATCACACAATGTTTTTAATTTTTCCGCAACTGGGAAAGAATATTTTGTTTTAGAAATTTTTTCAGCCCCTGCTCTTAATGATTCGACATTTGTGATGATATATTTACAATCCGGAAGGTCGTTTAAATCTTGTAGTTTGTCATTTGTACTTCCCTCATAGGCCTTACCAGTTGTTTTTCTATACCTTGTACCAAGCACCCATCCTTTTTCGTTTGAATGGATACTAATTTCTGATTGCCAGTTATATTTAAGGGAGTTCACACCGCAAACAATAAGTACCTTATTGATCTTATCTGTTTTCTCGAGGCAACCAACAAGATCTATAATTTGTTTTGTTTTTCCTAATCCTTGATCATCGCACAACAGAAATTTCTTCTTATCTAATCCAAATCTTACACCTTCAATTTGATGTTCGAATGGTTTTGTCTTGAATTCAAAACCTTTCGGGATATCAATTTTAAATTTCTTCCTGTCTAAATTTTCATAAACTCCGTCAATTTTTATTTCTTCTTCCTCAAATTTATTGCATAGAGAAATGATATTGTTCAGGGGTATCTCCCATGTATGATCATCAGGATTATATACTCTTGTTCCCATTTGCTTGATAAATGAAATAATATCTGCATTATAATCAAAACTTACAAACGCTGATTTTTTAATGAGTATATTGTTGGAGAGCTTTTCTGGCTCTCCAATATGTATTCTAATCATTTACTATTTCCCCCCTTTCTAACAAGAAAAATGACATCTAACTTTTTTATAAGTTGTATATTTTTTTCCATGACATATATCTATATATACATCTAAAGTTGGGTATACGATTTCTCCTTTTGTATTCTCAACGGGTTCGATACTTTGAAAAGTCCTTGAATATGTTGATGTATATTTAGTTTTCGTAGCATAATGATATTTATCCCCCCAAGCTCTAAATATACAATCTCCTATTTTTATATCATTTAAACTTTCCGCAACTGTCATAACTTTATCCAGATGCTTCCACCATTTTTCTACATCTTTCACCAAAGTTGTTGAATATATCATTTTTTCCCTCCTAGTCAATTAATCCAAGTTATATATAGGTAATGATTTGATTATCTTTTCTCCACCGTCTACTAGCTGTGTACCTGATATGCTATTATCATTATGTAGGTGTCTAACTAGCTGTAAAGATGCATAACTTGTATCGAAGATATCACACCGTTCAGGCACCATCACATAAGCTACTAGTTCACACTTATTATTAGTTATCTTCCAAATCTTTTTCATATAACATTCTCCTTCTTTTTTCTAGTTTTGTTTTTTCTTGTCTTTATTGTAACACATAAAGGACAAAAAAATCAAGTGGTTATACATCAAAAAAATTAATAATAAATTTTCAAGAAAATCCTTGATTTTTGTTTCTTTATGTGTTACAATAAGTTATAAGATAAAGAGAGGGAGTAATTCCTAAAGAATTAAAGGAGGAAAAGAAAATGGGGAAGCTAAAAATGAAAGATATTAGATCAGAAGTGTATAATGCACTAGCGCATATTATGTTTGAAACTGGCGCTTCAAAAGAAGACATGGACAAAGCTTTAGAATGGTTTACCCTGAGATTTTATGTCGTGTATGAGCTGGATGACGAAGGTAATTAAATAATTTACAAAATATAGTGAGGGATTATTCCCTCACTATATCACGGTTGTTTTAAATACATTTGCTAATTTGTTAGGTAGTGACCTGAATAGTTCCTTTTCTTCTGTAGAATTGCATGTATAGTATAATTCACCTAACATCTTCACCACCGTATTCAATACCGTATTTAAATTTTGAGATGTTTTGTTTTTAGAATATTGGAGGAAAAAGGAACCTATATCAGTTATCATTTCATCAACATTGCTATCCGGAACTAAATCCAAATTATCTAATTTATTTAGTTCACACAAGATTAGAAATGCTTCAACATCAAATCCTTTTTTTAATTGATTTTCTGCAAGCTCTTTTGCAAGTGGTATAGATTCTTCAAATGTCATCTTCTACCTCCGTCACATATTAAGCATTGTTTTTATCCAAGCGGCTTTCTCTGTGTATTCTTCATGACATTCTTCCCAAGCTTTTTCCATCTCAACTGTTGGTTTGAACACTTCTTTCAATTTTTCTATTTCCTGGACAGCTTTTTCATGGAGATACATTGCATGCTTCAATTCGTCGTTAGCCATTTCTTTAAATCTATTAGCCCAAGGCATATTCCCGTATGCTTTGCATTCAACATATTTCTCCGCATATTCTTTTGCGGAACATATTTCGTCCAGGATGCTTTTGGCGTATTTTTTAATTTTACGCATTTAGAATCACCTCTAGCATAATTTTGTGATCGTAAGATTTGAATCACCTACTATCTCCACCCCTGTGTTTATGAACTGAATAACTGTAGGAGAATCACAACATCTACAAGTATTACTATCCTTTACCTGAACCAGTGTGCAAATGCTAACAGATTTAGATTCGGTTGTTGAGGCTCCGATAACGGTTCTAATAGACTGCTGTTGAACCGTTCCATTCTTTGTCATTTGGATATTAATATTTCCAGCAGTTCCGGCCACATATTCTCCTTCAAATATGATTTCATAAACACCACATTTATTTAAATAGATTGTATCGGTTCCGAATAATTCGGAGGTACAACCTTTTTTCAGTGCGGTTGATGTAAATGGGATAATACCTGTAGTCGGTGATATGGTTTGATTTTTTGAGTATATTTCTAACATTTGTAACCCCCTTATAAAAATCAAGATGGGGTACAATAGCACCCCATCTCATTGTCCGGCGTACTAATACGCTCCGTATAGTTTTGTTATTTGCTAAATATTGATTGCACATCCACAAGAATTGAAATACGGATTCATTCCTGCACTGAATGTGGTAGCGTTAGGGTATCTAATCACACCACACATTGCGGACTGAAGCTGTAACTGGTTAACCTGTGCCTGCAACGATTCAATTTTATTCTGTGCCATAGCATCCAAGATTTTCTGTGTCTGTTCTGTGGTATTTGCATTAATAGCGGCTGTATTGATAGCACCATTATAATTAACACCATCAATAGCTCTCTGAGTTGTGCAACAACATTCAGCAAGCTTGGACTGGAGACCATTGAAATTCCGGAGGGATTCATACCCAAGATTGCAAATACCGTTCTGCAATCCCATATAATCATTCTGCAAGCTATCACTCAATCTACCAACTGAATTTTCGAGATTATTGAAATTCATGGCATTGCATAACCCTGCTTCCGTAACTGGTTCGCCGTTGGTTCTATTGTTTCCAAAAAATCCACCTCCGCCAATAAGAAGAAGAATTAGAAGTGCGAAAATCCACATGCCACCACCGTTCCCATTGAACATGCCGTCTTTTCCAGTAACCGCAGCGATATCACTCAAAGAAACACCTGTATCCATAGTTTTTTTATCTCCTTTCTATAGAATTCAGTTTATAATCATAATTTGCAAATTATTTACCTTGTATAGATTTCATAAATTCATCAACGTCTATACCACGCTGTTTACAAATTGACCTAACAGCTTTTTCCGGATTCAGGCCTTTTTGGGATAGCATAGAAACTATTCCATTCACTTGTCCTAGGTTGTTCATAATGTTCTTTGCTTGTTCGATAACACTTGAATTGATATTATTTTGTAGATTCGTCTTTTCCTTGAACAAACTGCTTCCCATACTCTTCCACTTCCTTCCTCAACTCTTCAAATTCTTGTCTTGTTATGTACGTTTCAGATTCTGTAGCTTTAGGTTCTTGCAACGGTTCGAATTTGAAAATCCTTACGGTAGGAAATCCTGCACCGTCCGTTGTCTTAACATACATAATATCCTTATCATTGTCGAACAAAGCAACCGAACTATTAGGGGGCATTTGGTAAGCCTTAGCTCCATCAAGTCCAGTTACCCTAATTAGATTATTTTGTGGTGTTTGAAAATTGCTCATTTGGGGATTTGTAATATTATTATAAGGATTAAAATTATTACCATACATAGGATACATTTTGACATCCTCCTATTTATAATTTATATAAATTCTTTTGTTATATAAATTATAAATAAAAAAGACCGCATTTAAAATATACATAAAATGTAATAAAAATGCAGTCTTTTTTATTTATAATACTTTTATAATTTTCTTATTTACCTTTTGGCTTAGTTTTCGTGCATAGTCTACAGAAAAATTATAATTATCCGCAATTTCTTGAAGGGTCATTCCCTTTGACCTATTTTCAAATACTATTGATTCTAAATCAGTGAAATTACATTTTTCACGGAAAACTTGCAATTCTGGTTCCGTGAAATCTTTTATTATCATTTCTTATCTTTTTCCTCCTATTTACCTTATCATATACCATAGGCATGCCCAAGTAGCGTTAGACACAATAAGCAAAATTAATGTTGAAATAAATAATACAAAATTTCTTCTACAATTAGATTTTAGTTCTTTTAAAATTTCTGAGGCTAGTTTATCTTCCATCCTCTTCTTCCTTTCTCTCTAAATCTTTTATTCTATGATTTGCAACTTTTATTCTATCGTTTAAAAGATCTACATCTTTTTCAACCTCATATAATCTAACAACCAGATTATTATGTTCTTTGACGTGGTTATCTAAATCCATCAAATTATCTTGTAAAACAGTTATATCTTTTTTTACTAGATCAATGGTTCCTTTTGTTTCTGTTCTAGCTACTGTGAGTTCATTTTTAATTTGTGTCAATGTTACTTGATTTGTCTTTCTTGTCGTGTAAATAACACCGATTAAAGCTAGAACTCCTGTGATTAAGCTTCCAAATATTGTCGCCATTAATTATTTATCCCCTCTTTAGTTTTCTCGGTGTTCCAAGAACAACCTTGATTTCTATCTTATTACTCTTGTGAGTTTCCTCTATTTCTGTTATCACACTTGAATAGGTTAATCCAAGATCGTCAATGTACACAATGCATTTATCCCCCAAATCATAATCTTGTAGATACTTATATCTTTCCTGAATTACGTTACATGCAATTTCCTCCACTTTGTAATTATCCAGCATATCTAATTTAGCTTTTGATTCCAATAGGTTTCTAATTTTCTTTTGATTTTCCGTTGTTGTATTTTCTAAATCTACTTCATCGGAAGATAAAGACGCCTTCAAAATAGCCTTAGGTTTGGAATTTCCGACATTTTCAGGAGCATTTGAATCCCAATTAAAATAGCAACCTATTAGATAGCTCATTTCTCCGTTATTTTTTTCTGTATATTTTATTGGAAAATATGTTGTTGAAAAATTGCCATAATGTTGTTCATTTACATCTTGCAACACTTCATAAAAACACTGGTTTCCCGAATCATCAAATTTGTATTCCACGCTAGAAACATTGTTGAAGGCTTTTCCAAAGTAAACAGCGGAATCTCCTTTTGTCAAATCCCTTCCCTTGAATACCTTAACGCTTAGATTTAGGTTGTCTGTTGGAGTTTGTGGATAGTGATTGATTGATGTTATATATCCATAATTGTCACCACTCAATATCGTATATAATGCTTCACCCGCCTTTTCACCTTCCTCTATTTCACAAGATTGTTCTAAAGGGAATGTCGAATCCTCCGAAAATTCTATACCTCCTAAAGGTTTTATTCCCCCAACCGTCGCATTTGCTTTAGATAAATAATCAACGATGGATGGTTTCACACCACTTGATGTGTCGACAACAAATTTTTTTCTATAAGTTGCAAAATCTAAAAGTTTATCAACGAAAAATCCACTAATAGTGACGAATGCCCCTTTGGTTTCTTTTTCGTATTCTATTTTTTGAACAATTCCTAATTCCGGTCTGCCGACATTTTCGACATATTTCAATCCCAATTTGTTGAGCCTATTGTACTCAGCAAGCGCTAAATATACCATGAAATCGCCACACTCTTTTAGATTTCTGTTCCAGGCGCACTCAATGAAATCAATATTTCCTCCGTTGTTTCCAATTATATTTCCTTTCCAATCTCTTGCTTTGAGCACTATTATAATCCTCCGTATCTACCATTATAAGAAACAGTGGTGTTGAATGAGCTGTTATCGTGATTATCGTCATAGAATGAAATTTCGTTATCACCAAAGGTTATTATCAATTCCGGTAAAATTTCCCCATTATAATAATTTGGCGATAGATCTTGATTGTTTATTTTAACATATTTTAGTTCAGAATCTATAACAAGAATATCTCCTTCTTTGAAAGTATAATTTATCTTCAATATTTTACCATTTACAACAATATTTATATTAGGAGTTAATCCTAACATTTCCACTTGTGCATGAACATATGTATCTTCTGAACCAGTGTAATATATTGTTTTGCTCAATGATTGAGAAATGATACCGAAAGGCAGTGAACCTCCGTTGGTGTATACCCTAGTTACATGCCAAAAAGGATCCACATCATAGAATCCAACTGCTACAGATTCATTCGATAACAAATCGGATTCCGGATGCAAATACCCAACCTTTATATTTAAAGGTTTGTAGATGTTCTCTGTAGGACATTTGCAACTTTTAAGCTCGCAACCTTTTGCAATCCTGTGGATCCCCATATAATTTATATACAAATCAAAAGTATAATTATTATTATGGAAACCGACCACCCTTTCACGCTCGGCTCTAGAAGTAAAAGAGCATCTGGCTGTTATATTTATATCGCGGGCTTCCTTTCTTTTTCCTGTTATGATAGAACCGTTTCCAAAACCTCTGTCCTCGGTAAATATTTCTAGATTTGGGAAATCTAAACCTTCCATGCTTGTAATATGCCAACCTTTATAATCGTCTGCCTCATATTCAAACGAAACACCGTCGCTTCGTATAACTCTTATTGCTAAATTTTCTTTTCCCATTATCTTGCTCCTGCTAACCCATATAATGCTTGATCTTTTAGCATTCTTGCTGTTTGTATTGGAGAAGTATTCTCCACATTGAAATTTATTTCTTGATTTACAACGGTTGAATTTGTAGTTCCAGATAATAATCTCCCGCCTATCATCGAATTATTGGTAATGAGGCTATCTGTTATTCCTGTAGAACCTTTTATTTCAGTATCTAGCGCTCCTATTTCGTAAGCTCCTAAAAGCTGTGACATTTGAGCCCTAGCTGTTTTAATAAGATTTTTTGTTTCCATTTCAATTCCTTCTCCGATTCCTAAAGTTATGAATCGACCTACTTCGTCTCTCATAACTCGGGAAGGAGATTTAATGTGGAAGAAGTCTTTAATTGCCTGCTTAGCATTACTAGCAAGCTCCTTGATTTTATTGCACAACCAAGTTGCTTTGCTACCAATACCACTCCAAAGTCCCTGAATCCAGTTTCTTCCAATGGAAACAAGTGATGATAACCCTGATTTTATTTTTCCTGGTAAGGATTTTGCTACGCTTGAAACATGACTTCCAAGGGCTCCTGCCCAAGATCTAATACCGCTCCAAAGTGTTTTTAATAATTTTACACCTACAGAAAAAATTCTTTTATTTCCGGATATCAGTCCTTTAACGATTGCGGATATTATTCTAGGCAATGCCGCTATTAGAGATATTATCACAACTGGGATTGCTTTTACTATTTGAAGAAATAATTGAATAGCAACTGCTAAAATTTGCGGTCCTGCACTAGTGAAAAATGATACTATACCCTGAATGATTGTAGGCAAATGTTGAACAATAACCGGAAGCGCATTTAATATAGCCGTTCCAATCAATAGAATTAAATTCAGTATAGCTTGCAATATTGCGGGTGCATTTGTTACTATCATATCCACTATCTGCATAATAATATCAACAACCATTGGAGCTACTTCTTGAATCAATTCTACAACTGCTTCAAAAATTTGAGCGGCACCCTCCATGAGAGCCTCTATTATGGTGGGCGCTGATTGTATCATTGCTTGTGTTATTGCAACCATAGTAGAACTAATCGCAGACAGTAGACCCGGAAGAATGCTAGCTAATAGTCCGGGTAATTGTTTCGCAATTACGGGAGCTAACTGAGTTACAAGTTTTCCAATTCCTTCGATGACTGTTTTCACACGGGGAATAATATTCTGTCCAAAGGCGGATACAGAATCAATGAAATTTTGCATTAGTGTATCAAAATCTGCATCATCATCCGCTATTCCTACAACGAGGTTTTCCCAAGCGGCTTTTGTCATATTCAAAGAACCTTCAATTGTGTGCTGTGCTTCTTCCGCCGTTGTTCCTGTTACACCCATTTCTTTTTGGATAACGTGAATAGCATCTACTATGTCAGCGTAACTACTAATATCATAATGAATACCGGATATTTTTTCTGCATCTTTTAGCAGTCTTTCCATCTCAGACTTCGTGCCACCATAACCCAATTTCAAGTTGTCCAGCATTGTATAATTTTGTTTTGCGAAACCATTATAAGCATTTTGAATCATTTGCATATTGGTTCCCATCTTGTTGGCGTTATCAGCCATATCATTTATAGCTGTATTAGCTTTCTCTGCGGCCTTTTGAGTATCACCACCAACGGAAGATGTTAATGCCGCCGCAAAACTTGTGACGGTGTCCATATAATCATTTGCGGACATACCTGCATTCTTATATGCATTTGCGGCATTGTCCAAAACCGTCTTTTGGGCACCCATTAACTTATTATATTCACCTTTTACAGAGTTTGTAGATTTTCCTACGCTTTTGGCGTATTCTTCAAGTGTCTTACCACCTGCACCGTAAAGTGTTTCTACACCACCAACAAGCTGTTCATATCTAGCATAAGACTGTATTGATTTTTTGGTAAGGGAAACGACGGCGGCTCCTGCGGCAATCGCGGCACCTGCCATCACTTTTGCTCCAGTTCCAAATTTAGATTGGAGTCTGTCCATATCTTTGGACATTCCGTCTTGTTTTAATTCAGTGTCAATTATTACCTTACCATCGGACATAGGTTTTGATCTCCTTATTTAGGTGCAAGCATAAAATTCCTCATTTATTTCTTGCAGAATTTCAAGCTCTTCCAAATCTTTTTCTTTTGGAAGCTCCCACATTCTTTTTAGTTTTTGTCTATGTTTTTCTTCGTCAAATTTTTCTTTTTTGTAAGCTCTTAGGGATATGATTTCCATTAATTTTGTATCGGCAGGCAGACCAACTATGAGTGCCTTGAATAGGTGCCAATGTAAATATTCTATAGATGTTAAATCTATATTATAAGCCTGCATAAAAGAAGCCACTATATATTCACCGTCGAGGATATAATCTAAATATTCTTCGCTATTATCTTTTTCTGTGAATTTTGGGGTGACATTTGGATTAGAATAGAATTTTATCAAGGCTTCTAAATTTTCTTCTAAAATAGGTGTATTCTTATCGACAAACATTTTTTGAATATCCCCGAAGGTTGTATGTGGGTTCTTTATTTTCTTTCCAAAATCTATCCAATCACGAAAATCCGTTTTTACTAAAAAATGCCTGCCATTAACCTCGACAGTATTTGGCAGGCGTTTATTTCTTAAATCTATCATCTCAGTATCTTAGCCTTTTCTGCGAGTTTTCCAAGGTCTAACAATTTTGAAAACTGTGCATTGTTAAGCACGTCTTCTAAACCGTCGGTATTATATGTGTTCAAAGGCTCATTATATGTTGCACAAATTTCTAAATACATTATATTTAGCATATTTGGGTCACATTCTTTGAGAGTACCGATTGCTTTTGCGACCGAATCCGAACCTAAAAGCTCTGAGCAAATATTATACATATTTTTACATTTTGATTTGAAATCAATGGTGCTTCTATTTCCTTCTTCCACCTTTTCCAATTTCTCAGCTATTGAGATTGAATAGGTTGGAAGATGATAGGTATTTCCGAAAAGCTCAACCTCATATTCCATTTTATATTCCTCCTTTTAAAATAATTATCCTTCTTTTGTGAATGTAGGTGCTCCGCTGTCAATGGTATATGTTCCCTTTTCAATTTCTCCACCAAGTTTGATGGTGAACGAGATTTTACCTTCCACAGTATCTAGTGTATCTAACAAAAGTGTGCAGATACCTCTCCAAGCCTTCTTTTCTGTTCCCCCAAAACACATGAGGAATGGAACCTTTACAGCGTCCCCCGTTGGCATTTCATAGAATTTTTTAAAAATGAAATCATACATTTCATTTCCTTCATACAGTGCAATTTCCTCAGGCAACTCAGGCTGATTACTGGAAACCTCTTCCACAGCATTCGGATAACAAATGTATTCCATAGATTCGGACTGAGGGTTCATTGCAAAAGCAAAAATTGTAGATAAATCAATTCTCTTCCATGTATTACCTACGAATGTGCTATCCTCCGCAGTGTCCAAGAATGGAATAAATTTATCTCTTGTTAATTTTGTCAACGCTCCCATTATATTCTCCTTTCAAGATAATTGATTTCATATCGCCCCTCATATCTAACATTTCCGGTATCCTCATTCAAATAAATGTCCGGAACCGTATAAGAAGGTTGAATATAATTAACTGTTATTCCATCAATAATAGGTAAATTATTATTTATATTTTGTTCTTTTATCCAAGTTGTTATATTTTCAAAAGCAGATAAAGCTAAAATATTAATATCTGAGGTTCCTGAGGGGTCGTACTCTTTCACCAAGTTGATGTTAAATAGCTCAGTTACCTCCGAAGAGCCGTCCGTAAAATCTTGAACAGATCTTGTATTAGGTACAGTGGTTAGAGCAGTTACTCCTATTTCAACCGGAATAACATTAAAAAAGATATAGGAATCAGTATCCGGACAGTTTTTTAACCAAGTTGTCAATTCATCATATATATTCATTTAACCACCTTCACATATGGCGAATAAAATTGGAAACAGCTTTTGCAACTTCGTTTCCTTTTTCTTTCTGTGCAACCTCTTCCCAATGATCTGTTGCTTGTAGATGTTTTTCGTGACTATAATTTAATCTTTTACCCGACCTACTAATTCCATACCACTGATAATGCGAATATGGTTGATAATATGTTACTTTGAAAGGTTCGGTTCTATAAGATGTTGCCAAAATGACCTTATCCGCAGGAACATATTTTTCGAACATATTAGCCCATGTCTCCGCTACGAACCTACCCACTTTATCATTATTTACCAACCTTCTTATGGTCGCATTTTTATTCGACCATATCAATTTTGATTTCATAGATTAAACACCTTCCACTCTAAATTGAAATTTAGCACCTCCAAAATTTTCGACTTCTGTTATTGTCTTGATTTCACAAACATAAGGTTCATATGAATTTCTAACACTTTGAATATTATTTGGATTTATATTTTCTTTAACATTTTCAGTTAAGAAAATATAATCTCCGGGATTCAGAGTGAATGTGGAGGCAATTAATGGAGAATTTTTCCAAATTTTATAAGGAAGATAATATTCGGAAAAAGGGATTAAAATTGTAAATGTTTGTCCTACACTAACAATATTTCCATTTATGTTTTCTACCTTATTTGTGGAGAATACACATCCATTAATTACAGTCTTGTACCACACATCTAAATTAGTTGTTGAATCTTTTCTATTTAATTTATTTAGAATAGTTATGGCACCGTTCATCACATCTAACCTTTCTGCACAATAAACAAGGTTCTCCAGATAATAGAACTTTTGCTAAATTCATAAATTTTAGGTTTAAATTCTCCTCAGAAAATTGTGAGTTATCATAACCGAAAGATTCAATACCATTGGAATAAGATTTCAAAGACCCTAATCCATTGTTGCTATTTAAGGATTTATCTGCCTGAAACAGTAAACTGATTATTCTTGTCTCCAATAGTTTTACAGAATCCGGAATTTCATTTAATCTTGATATTTTATTATTTGTTATATGATTTACATAATTTTCCGCCTGAATGGCATAGATAGGGAATGCAGATTCATCAATAGTTCCACCTAATTTGTGATAATCTATATAATTTAAATGTGGCATTTATCTGCACTCCCTTTCTACACTTATTTGGAGGAATCCAAAGATGGTGATTTAGTTTTTCTTCTTCCTCGTCTAGCTTTTGGGGAGGTGTCCATGTCCTCTGTTATTTCCTCTCCTCCACTATAGAAGATATATCCATTTGCTACAGTCCTATCACGTGTGCATAGGACTGTACCATTAGGCAATCTAATTTTGTACATATAGCACCTCTTTTTATGCGTCCTTAGAGGTTACTGTGGTCTTACCAACCTTAACAACTTCTTTCTTTGCATTTACCTCAGCAATTACAATTTCATCACCTGTCTTTGCTGTGATTTCTGCTGTTCCATCCCAATCCTTGAACACTTCCTCATCTACGGTCTCTCCAAGTGTTGGAGCATTTACAACCTTTCCGGTAGCATATTTGTAGCTATTTCCAGAACCCTTATGTTCGGTGATTGTGATTTTTGTCTTTCCAGTTGCGGAGGTGCTTGCTGTAGAATTAACGGTGAGTGTTGTATTTGGTGCACAATACAGAATTGTTTCCGGAGTCACTGCCTTTGTTCCATAATAGAAGAACAGCTCCATTGCGTAAGCTTCGGACAGTGGAATCTTCTCTGCACTATATGGCTTGCTCATAACCGGCTGTGCAATAGAACCCTTCATCATCAAAATGAACTCCACACCCTTAGGCAGTCTTGTGCAAGATTCTGTCTGTACACCATGAAAAGACATAAACGACTCAGCGGCCGTATCTACATTGGAATTTCCAACAGTCGTATCCAGATATTTTCTAATTTCTGAATAAGCCTCCGCACTGAAGACACCTACCATTTGATTCCGGTCGATACCGTCAATGTATTCATTTTCGAGTGTTTCAAGTGTAACAATAGCGGCCTCATATTTATCTGCCATAGCTGTGATACCTGCCGCAGGTGTAAATGCTGTTCCAGAGGCAACAGCTTCTCTAAAGAAAGCTCTGTCCAAGTGTGCCTGCATTCGTACGGTATGATTGGACGCCCTTCTAGAAACAAGTCCTTCAACACCAAGCAAAGAAGCATCTTTCTGTTCGAGCTCTTCTACAAATTCTTTATCATGGTCAATAGGAATGGTGACAGATTTTCCAGAAACATCCGCACCCTTTCCGGCGGTTCTTGCGGAACCATAGTCTTTAGGTTCTGCGTTCTGGAATCTTTTTGCTTCTACAGTGCCGGATTCAGGATTTCCGGACAAATCTGTATTTTTCAGTGTGCTAGAAAGTGTTCCCTTCTGAACATTTTCGATGACACCATCATATGTTTCGGAAAGAAGCATCTTTCCTTCATCTTCAAGAAGTACGGAGAGTGATTCAAGTCTTGGCATAAATTAATTCCTTTCTACCAAACCAACGGACGACTTTTAGGTTCGTCATTTTCAGGTTCGGGTTTGTCAATTTTTCTTGTTTTGTCTGCAAATTTAGGTTTAGATTTTTGGTTCTTGTTTGGGTCTTCGTCTTCTTCAACGACAAAAGCCCCAGCATCTTGCTCCTTGTATTTATCCACGAAATCTTTAAAGCCTAGCACCTCTTCATCTTTCATAGACAACTTGTTTTCCATCAAGTCTCTTAGGAAAGATTTTTTAGCACTATTAGAACTGAATTTAAGTCCGGATGCCAATTCCTTAATAGCGAATTCGTATTTCTGGTCATCTAACTGCTTTGTATACTTTTTCTGCTGTTCGGAATAATCGTTTTGTAGTGTTTTGAGCTTCTCGGTGAGATCTTCTAATTTCTTAGCATCCTCTCCAGCCTCTTCCAGCTCCTTTTTAACATTTGCTAGATCTTCATCTCGGTTTTTCAAATCCTCTTGAAGTTTGGTTTTTGCGGATTCAGCGGAAGACAATTTTTCTTTAATTCCATCGACCTCTTTGATCGTCTTGTAATTAGAATTTAACTCTTTTTCAAAAGATTCTTTCTTATCTTCCGGAATCTCAAGTTCAAACGCTTTCAAAATTTCATAGATATTTTTCATTAAAAACCTCCTAAAATATCTTATATAGCGTATTTTCTACGCTTTGGAAATCATTTTGTATACTTATTATATATTAGTTTTCTACATTATACAAGTATTTTTGTGTAAAACTATGTTGAAAAACTTAAAATTAAATAAAAGTTATCAACAGCCTGTTGATAACTTTGTTGAAAACTTTATTTAGTTGTGGAAAACTATTTATAATCTGGCACATATGCTTTATCGAACCTTGTTTTAAGTCCAGACTTTTTAGCTATATTTTTATAGCTTTGTTTCATTATTTTGAGTTTTTCCTTTTCTGAACTGCAATCCAATCCAGCCGCTTCTAATCCTATTATTTTTTCTTTCTCATATCTCATTCTAGTTTCCAAGTTTCTCATTGCTTGCGTGCATTCGTATCTTGTTCTTTCTTTTCCGTTGATTTCTATTATCTCATTGGAATAATCTTCCATCTGTTGGATTTCCTCTGTAGAATACGGATTCGGTGAAATTCCTAAAATGATATAAGAAATATTGTGTTGGCAATTCATTTTTCCTATTGGTCTTTTTAATTCGGACTGTAGTTTTTTAAAGTTTTTCAATGAATATTGTCGACCTTGATAAGGTAGATGATCCTTAGCACATAATCCATGAGCATCAATTTGAACTCCGTCCGCACCAAATTGTTTACCAGCTTCATAGCGTATACCTCCATTTAATCTTCTAATACCCTCAAGAAGGTTCATTCTTACAGCACTATCTAATCTCCTGCTATTTCCTGTAGGATATATAATTCTAATGCCTTTGAATACTGTGTCTTTGATTATTCTTCTTGTTACTGATTCATAATCAACCATACCCATTGATACCTCTTGAATAATATTATCAATTGCATTTTGATAATCCTTAGAAATTGCTGTAGTATGTGAAATATTTCTAAATGTTGAGGATGTTGCAAGTGCTAATGATTTCATGTAATCGTTTATAACATTATTTTTTTCAAAAGGTACTTGTAAAATATTTCTAGCGTCATAATATTTTTTTAAATCTTTATACTCTAGAACCCCACTTTTTTTAAAAATCAATTGCAATTCTGCTATTGATTTATTTGTTTCTTTTGCCAGTAAATTATTTATTTCATTTATATTGGCTTGCATTTTCACCATTTGATCTAGTCGGTGTATATCTGTAGCTGTTAATTTTCCAATTTCAGATATATGCTTTGCCATCAACTCGATGTATTTTATATTGATTTGTTCAAATCTGTTTGAAATTATAATGGAAATTTTTTCTATTTGTTCCGGAGTTAATTTAGACATTATTCATCCTCATTATTTCCTTCATTTTGTTTACCGTCTTCATTATTAGATGTGTTGAACATTAGATCCTGACTTAATTGGATGGCCTCTTCCTGCATTTTTCTAATATTGGCTTCTGCTGTTTTTAAATCTTCACCAGTATACCAAGACCTCAACTCTGCTTTTGATAAAATTCCATCTTGTACTAATAATCTTTTTTGAGCCAACTCCGTGTCTGTATCGGTTAGGATGGAGTCGCTCCAATTAATAACAAGCTCAAAGTCTTCCATTGGGTGGAGATTGTATAACTGAACAAATAGTTTAGCTCCATCAACAGCATCCCTCAAGGCCTTTTCTAGAGATTCTTGATTTTTAAGTATTGTGGTGTATGTGTTTTGGCGAAGGATTTTTATTTCTGTCGCCGTTCGAGCATCGCTTTGCACATCACCTAATGTACCTCTAGCTAAACCACAAGCATCCTCAATCTTATGCAGATAGGTATTCAAACCCTGAATATAAGATGAGTCTCTTAATGACGGAGTGAAAGCATGGTAGGTTTCTTCGTTTCCTAAATCCAATTTTCTGTAGATTCTATCCCTTCCGCTATCCAATCGCTGTTTGAAATATGTGTCCTGAGTACATAACGCTGTTGAATCTACATCAATTGCAATTTGTCCCGCTTCGTATTCCCAATCTAATCTGGAAAATTGAATGTCCGCTAATTTAATTAAATTTGTGGCCGCATTGAAAACAGAAACTCCTAATGGTGAATCCATGTCGACATTATTGGAAGCTGGAACCTTATAATATCCATACATAGGTTTGTCCACAGATTCGATGGTTACCTCTGGTTCAATATCTTTCCACCGTGAAACAGATGTTAGAGGTATTTCATTGCCAAGCTCCTGTTCCTCCATATCATCCGAATTAGACACCTTTGCTTTGAAAGCCTTATTCTGTACAAAAATCGTATTATTGGAAAATGTATGTCTTTCAACCTTTGTATACAATTCAGAGCCGGAAATAAATTGGTCGACAAAAGCAATATCCGTGATTCTTCCATCATCATCGAAGGCAATCGGATAAAAATCTCCCTGCAATACAAAATCAAAATAAATTGAATCATTAGAGAGGTATGGCTTGATAACCATACCCCCTAATGCCATAGCTTTTTCTAGATTAATATCAAGCTCGGAAAAAAGTTGTTCATCAATAATATTTTGCATGTAAGATGCTAAAGAATTTTCTGCGTCATTACCCTGAACTTCTACCTCCAACTCACTGAGAACCATCATTTGGAGCATTTGACAAATAGATTTAGGGATGCCCATAGATGTTACATCATCATCAACCCAAGGAGCCTTATCTTTGTACATCATTTTCCATTTATTTATTGCATCCGACATTTCATCGGATATTAGAATTTCATCAACATCTGATAATTCTGTTAGATCTGTATATTTCGTCATCCTTCTCAAGGCGTCTTTTATCAATTCTAATAATTTCTTTAGCATTTATTTTACCTGCCTATTTGCTTTCAAGTTCTTTGATACGATCTAAAACCTGTACAACGTCTCTCACCGTGCCATAATTAATTGCAACTTCCTTATATTCCTTTAATTCTTTTAAACTCAAATCTTCAAACTTCATTTTCTTCCTCTATTTCGTTTTAAATTTAACACCTAAATACTTGCAAATTCCCTGTGCAATACCTTTTCCATACTGTTTATATTTTTTACGCATTTTGGACAAGTCGGACTTGATGCTTCCACATTCAAAGATTACCGCAGGAGCGTTTGTTGCATTCAGTTCATACAAATCATTTCTTTCACCAACGCCTCTTGTCTTAATACCGACATTCTTTACAACATACTGATTCATTAGTTTTGCCGCCTTCTTACCCTTTGCGGATGTATACAGTGGAATTGTGCCAGATGGAGCTTTAGAATAATCACAATGGAGAGCAACATGAAGTGATACTCCGGAGGAATTGGATTTAGCAACCTGCTTAATCATGTTGATATTATTTTTTGGATAATCCGTCACAACTTTAACTCCGGACTTCTTCAAATAATAAATCGCCCACTTAGCAATCGGCTCCATCAACTTTGCTTCTGTATACGTTTTTCCTTTATATTTATATGCACAACCGCTATCCCAAGAACCATCTGTGGATTTTCCATGTCCAACAAAAAGTGCTACCTTCTTACTCATTATCCGGAACCTCGCTTTCCTTCACTTCGTTAACATCTAAAGCATCAAAATATTCTGCTTCATTATCTGCATTATCTAAAGCATACTCTAATTTGCATTCCGGCAATCCCTTAACTGATGTGAGAATAGAAAGAACTCCGGACAGTACTGTTGCCGAAAGTACCACCTTCCAATCAACTTCCGTGATCATCGTGGATGTTCCAATCGTTGCGACCGCTGTTTGCGCCATTGTTTTCACTGCTCTTATCCCTGCCGCCTTAATCCAAATTTTATTCATTTTTATAAAAACCTCCTATTAAATTACTGTTGTTATTGCTAAATGTGTATCAAATCCATCACCATATCCAAGAGTACCTTTTCCATCCGATGAGTATACACTGAGTGAAATACCTTTTCCTTCAATCATTTCATAATAGAACTTACCAGAAAAAGTTAAATAAGGGGCAGCTACTGGAATATAATAAATATATTTAATATTTGGAATAGTTCTATTTATTGTGCCTTGTCCTGTGTTTGCTGATTGTTCTTTAATGTGAACATAAAGTTTTTTCCCAGCTGTGAATCCGTTATAGGCATAAATTTGAAAAGTAACCAATGTATTAACAGATGTTTTCCCCTCAGGAGCTTTTTTTAGATATATAAATCCATCATAATCTATATCAAAATAATTTTCCGCGCCCCCTGTATGTAATGAAGACGGTTGTTCCCAAGTACGTTCAACAAAATTTAGGACCGTAGGACTTTTATCAGTACCAACGCTTGTCGGTTCAAGCAGTCTGCCAACAAATGTTCTCAACTGTGGTTTATTCTTAGCAAAATAATCCTTTGTCTTGTTTACTAGGAATTCACAACCTGTTTTATCTAAATAAGACATTTATATATCCTTTCTAAATTAGCTTGCAAACATTGTATCAATTTCTGTTGTGGTGATAGATGTTAAATCAGAGGAATTTACCTTTTCTGCAAGCTGTGTTGTAATTGTTCCGGCAAAGTTTGCGTCATTACCAAGTGCATCCGCAAGTTCTTTCAGTGTATCCAACGCTTCTGGAGCCGAACCTACCACCGCTTTGATTTTATTTTGTGCAATTGTTTCAACCTGTGCGGCTGTCTGGAATTCAACATCATTCGTGAACTGACTAACTTTAGTTGGTCTTCCGGTTACATTTTCCCATGCAACGGCATCCGCTGTTCCTCCTCCTGTTGCGCTGAGCACTCCGGAACTAATAGCAAGTCCTTTACCAACCTTAACACCTCCAAGAACTTCTGCACTTGCTGTTGGCAATTTGTAATTATTAGCGTTTGCGGCAATGCCTGCCAACTTATTTTTTTTTCTGCGGTTGTATAATCATTTGTGGACAACCCTTTTCCTTTTTCTGTGTTCACTTTTCCCGCAAGCAATGTCTTAATCTTTCCAACAAGATAAGTGACTCCCGCTTTGTCTAAATACTGTACAGCCATTTGATATTTCTCCTTTTCTATAATGAATTAAATAACTTGTCTATTTCTTCTAAGGAAATTGATTCTATCCCAACCTCCTCAGGTTTATATGAAGGTTTTACATTTGATTTCGCCCAAAGGGACACTGTAGGGTCTATTTCGTTTTTATCTCCTATTAAAACCTCTCCATTTAATTTGGGAAGATTCTTTAGTTCTTCATAATTATCTGTGCCTTTATTATCAATATATAATTCGGAATTCGGTGTCATTGAAAGAGAATTTACAGCTTGATTTTTATTTTCCAAAGGAAGTGAATTTTGAATTTCTATTTGGGCTAATTTCAACTCAACCATCAAATAACACCTTCTTTTAGAATGTCTTGCACATCAACTTGAATTTTATTTGTTGCATAAGCTACATTAGATTTAGATTTTATTCTAACCTGTAATTCTACCTTTCCTTCAAATAAAGATAATGTTTCCTCCTGAGTTAATGTACAATATAATACATTCCCTTTCAACTCCACATCTTCCAAAGTTTTCTCAATAGTATTTCCAAATTGCCTCAATGACAGATATAATTTACTTATATCAATTTCTGAAATTCCCTCAATGGTCAAGACTATTGTTGGGGTTGTCCCTCTATACATTTGGAACCTCCTTCTAAAACATTTGCTCTATCTCAGGATTTGAAATAGCTGGTTCAATTGTATCAATTCGAGTAGAAAGTGCATTAATATTATTTTGCAATGTCCCTGCTGTTGTTCCATTTAATGCAGACTCAATCAACTGTTGATAACTATCGTACAATTCTCCTAACTGAGTAACATAAGGGATAGCAGGAACAACTTGTGGACAAAGATTATCAATCATTCTAGTATCCCTAATATTAGCGGCTGAAATATATGTGGCACCTTTTGGAATTGTAATGTCTGCAAGACCTAATTCATATAAATTATCCTGTTGAGTCAACTCTGGAGGCTGTGGGTTCTGAGACGTTGTTCCTGTCTTAACGTATGCCATAATACTTCTAACATCAACAGAATTGTTGAAACGTAAGACAACTCTATCAATTCTAGGCAATGAAGAATTAGAAGGGTCTAAATTCAATGTAATATCATTATCATTATACCCTAATGCACCTTCAATATGACACCCTCCGGGTTTGACAACAACTGACATTCCATTTCCAGGAACCACCTGAAAATCACTATTAGATGTTGATTCAATAAAAATTCCATTCTTGTATCTCAATTTATTGAAATGTCTTTCATCTTCTGCTGTGATTGCCCTATCATATATAGGATCTGTTGGTGTTCCTGTATTTTTAGATTCAAATGGGTAAGAATAAAAAGCCATTTATTTTCCTTTCTGCTATATGCAATTTGCTTCTTCGAATGCCTTCAAAATCTTTGGAAATTGAATTGCTAACCAATCAACCATCTCCTCATTAGTTGCCCAAAATGATTCACAATGCAATCCGGATTCACAAAGGAAAGCATGTATGATTTCATGTCGTTTAACCTTATTGGTAAACATTTCCATATCTCGCAAAGAGTTAGGGTCATCTTTTGTATCTGTCATATCTCTAATTATGATATTGCGAGTAGAAAAATCACAATAACCATCGCTTGTTTCTAGACAACTATCTTCCTTTTCCGGAAGAACTTCGATTGTATATTTTTCTCCTAGTACTGTTATTTCCTGCATTCTCACTCTCCTTATTATAACACATATTTATTATGATTACTATAATCCTTTACGTTTCCAGACTGGTTCCATTGCATATCTTACCATATCAATGCTATGATTATTCTTATCTGGAACATTTGAGGTTGCCTGTCCATCCGGAGTTAATTCATATTCGTACTCATTAAATTCTTTTGCCGTCTCAGGACACCTCTTAGGGTCTATCACTATTGCGGCTAAAGATTGTAACCACTTAATTCCATATCTTACAGAATCCGGACCTTTCTGTGCATCTCTTGCATCCGCACCATAACTCCTGTAGTCTGCGGTTGATTTATGCTCCGCCGAATCACAAATTATTCTATCATGTAAGTTCACACCTTTTTTCTCTCTTAGGTATTTCCAAGTATCTCTATTACTTGTTTTCCATGTCCTATATTCATCAAAGATATATAGAATTTGTTTGTGTGAATCGAAATGCATCTTACCCCAATGAAAAGGATCCGGATACCATCCCCAGTCAATTCCCATATGAATATGGTCAAACCATTTTATTTCGTTATCACTTATCTCCTCCAATCTAATGTTATCAAATACATTTGTTCCGGTTCCAATAACCTCTCCTAAATACTCATGTTTGTATCCTTCCGGATTTACCTCCTTCATCCATTCTGCATCGTCTATAAACTGTTTTCCTAGCCATCTTCGAGGTGCCTGTAGGTATGTGGTGTGGGAGGTATAAGTATCGGGTTTTGTTTTTTCTTTTTCTACATAGGAATTAGCCCAGTTTGTTCTAGACTTAGGAGGATTCATAGATTTGAAAACGAAAAACTTGTTTCCACCTCTAACAACAGATTGTTGAGTTTTTCTTATTTCCTCCTCCCCTAAATATTCATCCAACTCCTCGAACCACAAATATTTTATATATCCAAAAGGAACTTTTATGGATTTCGATTTAGCCGCTTTATCCAAACCTTTGAATAATATGACTTGCCCCGTTGGTAAATATGTTATTCTCATAGGGCTAGAAGTAAACTTCCATTTATCTGCTATTTTTAATTTCTCAATGCACCATTGAATCTGTGCATATACGGATGTGGCTAGGGTGTCTCCTACCTTTCTATAGCATACTGCATTAGCCTCACTGTCAGCCATTATTCCTAAAACAATCTCGAACCCAATTACTGAGGATTTCAAGGAACCTCTTCCACCTAAAAGATTGTAATAGGTATGCTTATTCTCTAGTATATCCCAATGCATATCGTAAAAGGCAGAACCTATGCAGTCAGTGAGATTTACCTCAACAGCTTCCTCCTTCTTATTATTCCCAAACATTCGTCACCTTTCTATATTATATACAAATTAGAATCTTTATTTAAAGAACTTTAAGTTTTTGCTATTTTTTTTATTTTAGTTTTTGCTTTCTTCGTGTTGATATTGTTTTGCTATTTTGAGTTGTTTTTGCTTTCTTCGTGTTGATATTATTTTTCTATTTTGATATTGCTAATTTGTAAATAAATAATTTAATTATCTAATTTGTAAATAACAATTTTAAATATTGAAAAAATATGTAATTTGTAAATAATAAAAACTAGATTATTCTATATTAGTTGGTTTTGGTATATTATTTATTATTGTTACTTTTGATTCTGTAGTAGTATCTATGAATACTCTTTTCGCTAATTCCGCCGCCGCCTTTGTTCTTTCTTGTAATGATGGGTCTAAATCAAACTGATCTCTTTCTTCCCCTCTCATTACTCTTGTATAGTATTCCAGTATTTCATCTGTATCCGCAATCTTCTTTTTATTTTTCTTATCCATTCGGTCTTGAATATACTTATGAACCTTTGGATTTTTAAGTAATTGACAACCCTGTACCGCCGCCGTTTTTGCTTTATATCCCGCCTGCAATGCCGCTTGCGTTGCGTTTTGACATTGGAGGTAATTCTCCGCAAATTCAAATTGTCGTTGATTTAAATATTCAGGTTTTACTGACATTTATATTTTATTCCTCCTTTCCAAATTTCATTTTCTTCACCGAAGCTTCTATTTGCTCCGGAGGTAATTGTTTTATATTTTCTAAAATTTGTACCAAACTTTTGACAATGAAAACCTTATTAGTGGATCGCAGAAGAGCTTTATTATTATGCTTTATGGTGCAAAGTGTTTTGAAACAATCTTTGCCACTATCATAGAACTGTGAATAAGAAATAGAAACGATAAACCCTTTTTGCTTTAATGCTAATTGTAATTTTCTAATTAAAGAATTGAAATTTGCCATATAAAAAATCCCTCCATATCATAATACAATTATAATATAAAAAGGATTTTATGTAAATAAATTATTAATTAGTTGTTAATATAAGAATCAGTTCCATTTTCGTTATTTACAAATTTGAATAACGGTTTCACCTTGCATTCCTTTTGCCATTTTCTATAGCAAGTCTTTCCCATTCCAAGTTCTATTGATTGAGGTGTTTTTAATTTTCGTCCACATCTTTTGCAAGTTGTTTGTTTTAGGTTGTTCATTTATAAATTCCTTTTTTTAATAATTTTTCTTTCCAATTATTATACCCATTCATCTTTATAATTATAGAATTTGCCGGAATGCTTCGTCGTTTTTACCTTATTTAGTTGTTTATCTGCTTGCTTCTTAGGTATCATGATTTCGTGTCTTCCCTTAGGTTTAAGATAAATAATAGCATCGTATGGGCTATCCAACAAGGCTTTCGCATTTTGCTTGTCTGCTTTTTGCCATTTCTTAGAGTCTATCGGACCTTTAGGGTACGGCTTTCCGGGATGTAATTTTTCCCAAGCATTTCTCAACATTTCAGCGTCTGTTGAACCTGTGACGACCAAAGGATTATTTATTTTTATATGATAAGTATCTATATCTTTATTTGGGGAATCTCCTTGGGATTTTCCATAATTACTAGCCTCACCGAAGGAGGTTGAAAAGAAAATCATTCCATTCGGTGCGGATAAATCCCCAGATCTAAAAACTTCATAAGTTCCTGCACTTCCAAAATTATCTGAACCTTCTCTAATAACTTAGTTATTTTTCCCACTGTATGATCCTCTTCCACCCATTTATTTCTTTTCCTTTCTATATCAAGCACTGCATTACGATATAATCTAAAGCTATATTTTCTGGAATATTTCCAGTTTTTATTCCAGCTTCCACCTTTTGACAAATTTTTAAATTTCTTTCTAAAGAATATAAATCATATCCTCCTAAATTCTTCATTACATTATGAACTTCCCAACCTTGAAGCCCTGTTCTGTGTGAAGCGTCTTTTTTATTTTTTCCTAAACCTTGCACAGCTAACATATTCCTGAAACCTGTATATAGCAATGAGGCAATTAATATTGCTGGCTCCCCTTTTCTTTTAGCCTCGTCTAATTTAATAAATGATTTTCTAATATCTCCATACAGAATAGCATCTGTCAATTCAAATGTGATGTCTCCAATTTCTTTATGGAATATTCCAGCATCGTCCATAATTTCGAAACACTCGTCTATATTTTTTAAATTCAATTGTTGACTATAATTTTTTATTTTATTTATCTCAAGTAATATTCTATTATAGTCATTATCACAATATTTTATTAGTTTTAATGCTAATTTTTCTGAAAGCTCTATATTATTATAAACATGATTTAGCAATGTTTGGTCTGTTAGTTTGTTAAATTCCACACAATATTTTTTATTTCTTATGTAAAACTTCTCCGATTTCTTCAAAGTTCCATATCTTAATATAACAAAATCTTTTGATTTGGAAAAATATTTAGAAACCTCTTCCCATAGTTTTTCCTCATGTCTATAGGTATCGTCCCTATTTATTATACATAATTTTGGTGAGTTATTCAAAGATTTAACACCACGTCTCTTATAAAAATCTAGAAGATACTGAAAAGAAACACAATTATTATTAACAACAGATTTGATCTTGTTCAAATAAGCATCCAAAACACCTTGTTCTTCTCCAAACAGAATTAAAAAATGTGGAACATCATTATTATTTATTTTTTCCATTAGTTCTTTCAACTCCATTAGAACAAAGCTCCTTTCTTGCTTACCTTCTTTTTATGTGATTTTTTACTTAATACCAAAATGTGATTTACAATATTATCCAAATAAGTTTTATCCTTTTCAGTTAGTCTATCATATAGGTGAAACCCTGTTGTTCCATCAAAGTCATAAAAAATATAACCGTACATTGTTTCTTCGATGTCTATTTGTGATTGCAAATTTACAAGATATGCAGAAATTTCATCAAATTGATCATCTGTAATAAAATTAGTATCTCTATAATAATATAAAATACTATTTATTATTATCTTCCTTTGAAGAAATTCTGCTTTATCTTTTAGGCTCCACCTTCTAGGAAATTTATTCATCTTTCAAAACCCTCAAAATATTGATTAGCATTACTTCTAAACATGATTTTTTATTTATAGCAGTTGTTTTGAATTCTTTCTTACATTTTTCCACAATATCCAAAATTTGCAATAGCGATTCTTTTGTACAATCTATATTATATAAATTTTCAATAAATGCACTTAAAAACAAATAACAATCTATTTTTGAATCATCATTTGTTTGTTTTGAATTGAGGTTATATGTCGTTTTTAATAATTTTGTGCCACTTTTTAAATTTAAATAATCAACACAATCTTGTGCCGCAGTTACCGCTTTCTCAACTTTAGTTTTAGAACTATTCAAAATTTTACCAGGAGTTCTATTATATTTAATTATTTCATGATCTGTAGAAAAATTTTCTAATTCATTGATAGAATACGGACACATATGAACAACAGTTGCACGACTTATAATAGTTTCTAATACATTTGATAGATCATTTACCGTCATTATGAAATATGATTTATTTGGGGGTTCTTCAACTACCTTCAGTAAAGCATTTTTAGCTTGCACTGACATATTTTCCACATTTCTAAAAATATATAATGTAGGTGAATTCACTGTGTAGGACATTTCTATAATATTATTCACAGAGTCTTTTGAATTATCTTCTGAAAGTACCGTATTTCCAATAATATTTCCTATTATCTTTGATAGCAGTAATCTCCCCGAACCTTCTTCCCCTTCAATAATAATGAATCTAGGTATTGATTTATTTAGTCTCCAATTTATTATTGTTTCGATATTTTTCTTCTGTCCTATCATTTATTCTTATTCCTCACATATCAATAATAGTGTAGCCTGAATAATAGTCTTAGGGTCATTATCCCATTTTATTCTATAATCTAAATTTATAACTGTATCTAAAATTTCTGAGATAACTGCAGGATCATAATTGTTTTTAATGTCGTCCAAATATTTTTTATTAGATTCTGTATTTGGTATTTTCAAATATTTGAAATCCGACAATAATATATAGGCTTCAATGTCTAGAATAAATTTACAATAATCTTTTACAAATTGCTTCAAGTCTTTTCCAGACGTAAAAACATTATCTACAAATTTAAATACTTCACTTTTTTGATTATCTAGAATATTCATTGTTAGCTTGAACATCGACTCATAATCCTCCGCACCGATAATTTCAAGCACATTCTCCAATGTTAATTCCTTTGAAAGAGAAATACATTTATCCAATAATGTTATAGCATCCCTCATTCCACCATTTGAAACTTTTGCAATATAACCTAATACATCCTTTTTTGGAATATCATCTAGTCCTTCATTTAGACAAATATCATATAATCTTCTTTCGATTCCGTCATTGCTTATTTTTTGGAAATTATATCTTTGCACTCTAGATAAAATTGTATTAGGTATCTTTTGTGGGTCAGTTGTGCACAATATGAAAATTGCTGTTTTAGGTGGTTCTTCTAACAACTTTAGCAATGCCTGCCAAGCCCCAGAGCTTAAAGAATGACACTCGTCTATAATAAATATCTTGTATTCTCCATCAATAGGTTTTCGTTTTGCATCCTCAATAACACGTCTAATATTATCCACACCGCTATTAGACGCCGCATCCATTTCAATTGGATTCCCAACCCCATTATTTATCATACTTGCAAAAATTCTTGCAGATGTTGTTTTTCCAGTACCTGCCGGACCTGTGAATAAATACCCGTGTTGAAAATCTCCTGTCTTAACTTGGTGTTCAAGAATTGCTTTAATTATTTTTTGCTCTGTTAGATCATCAAATGTTTTAGGTCTGTATTTAACCGCTAACGACTTCTTTGCCATATCTTCCTTCTTTCCAATTTACATAATCCACAAAATCTTCTTCCGCTAAAATAAAATAGTTTTGTCCAAAAGGTCTAAATTGAAATGCTAATACAGATACTTCCTTACCTTGTTCGAAAGCTTGTTCTTTGCATTTATCTAACCATTCTTTTTTAATAGAAAATGTTTTTGTTGGAGTTTCTTTACATTTAGCCTCAATCAATATCTTATCTGTTAGAATATCCCCACCACCAAATTTTGTTCCTCCGCTATTAGGTTGCACATTTCCTCCAACATTTTCAGCTATATACTTTTCCTGTTCCCTAGAAATTTTTATTTTTGTAGCATTCTTTATATATGATTTTGCTTTCAAATCTAGCACTCCTCCTTACTTAATATAGCGGACTTAATAACCCACCCTTCCCATGTTATATCCTCAATTTGTTTTACAATGTGGTTTAATTTTTCCTTGGCTTCCTCCTCACTTTCTATTCTTATCAATCCTATGTTTTCACTGCATTCTGGGCCTACACCATACAGCTTAGAAATTGGATTTTTAAGTGTTTTCCCACATACAATACAGTGGGAGGTTTTTTCTGCTTCACCATGCAGATTCATATAATACATCCCCCTAGTTTCTTTTATAATCTCCCCTTTCATAATACAAAGTGGCATAGGATTTCCATCATTCCATTTATCCTGGAAATCAAAAGTAGGTGTAGAGGGTTTTGTCATATAATTTTTGACCTTTATTTTATACTGTTTTCGTTGTTTCACTTCCTTTGGATTTAGAGTAAACTCGAAATATTCTCCTTCTTGAAAATCTTGATTTTTAAACCTTTTTATTTTTTTAAAAATTGCTTCCATATTTCACCTCTGTATCAAAGAAAGGTTCTCTAAAGAGAACCTTTTTCTAATCCATCTCCGCATAATCTAAATTTACATCCGTCATTTCTGCTCCTTCGATTTTTGAAAGTGATAGGTCCGCAAATTCTAAATTCGCACCTGTTAAATCTGCCCCTCTTAAATCTGTTTTTACCAACTCAGCCATAAACATATTAGAATTGCTTAAATCAGTTCCTCTTAAATCTGCACCTGATAAGTCTACCTTTGCTAAATTTAATCCGGATAAATTAGCCCCTCTTAAATCTGCTTTCACACCATCTTCACATTCCATCAACCATCTTTCGTGTTTGTACAAGATGTTTTTCAATTCTCTTTCTGTGATTCTTTTCATTTTCTTTTCCTCCTTGATTCTTTAGGAATTTCTCCCCTTTTACCGAGCATCATTTATTGCCTTTTCATCGAGTTCATTTACTTTAGTAACAAATCTTTCACAATTCTCGATGAGCTTATCAATATAAGATTCGCTAACATCATTGAACTCTTCTGCAAGTTTGTATTCTTCATTATTTTTAATAATTACTTTGCTCATATTCTTTACCATCTTCATCTTCTTTTCCTCCTTGATACTCTGTAGGAATTTCTTCCTCTCTTTATCTTATGACTTATTGTAACACATAATATTAAAAAAGTCAAGAGGTTTTGAAAAAATATATAATAAAAAAGTTATACACAATTTAATGTGTATAACTCATATAAAATGTTAATAACTATATTTTATCAAGCAAAAATAGAATTCCAAAGCATCTCTGGTGTTGCCTTAGTAGTCCAAGAATCTTCCTTAGATTTGTATGTATAGGAATGTGTAAAAGTCCATGTCCCATCGGACTGTTTTTTGTAAATATCTGTAACATCTGGGTGGTACGGATTAGGATGAAATTCAAAGGACGTACCTACTTTTGCAGAATCCATCATGCGTTGTAATTTAGGAACATCCGTGTTTATATTTCTCCCTTGTATTTCTTTTATAATTTTGGACATTGTCAAGGTTTCCCCACTCTCCTCACCTCCAGCTTTTCCAGCTTTGGCTTTAGAAACTTTAGGAGTACTCCCACCCCCAAATTTATCTTTCGAATTTTTGTTACTATAAGATCCTCTTCCTCCCATTTATTTCTTTTCCTTTCTATTTTATTCTGAGTCTTCTAATTCTACAACATAAGTATTAGTTGATCTATCAAAGTTAAAGGATTTAATTGTATATTTTTCGGCAGATTTGTGCAGAACCTCACCCTCACCAGGAAAATTTGAATTGTGAGCTATACTGCTTCCACGTTTATTTTTCATTTTTAGAACAACGCTTTCTCCCCCACCTGGGGAATAATGGGCAAAGTTATGGGCAACCTTCATATCCGATGAAAAACTAGTAGGGCTATTAGGACTTAATTCAAGGGTATCTCCAATTGAACTTTTGATGTTATCAATAAAAGATTTTTTTACCTTCATTCCTCTATAGATTTCACCATCCCATTTAGGTTGTTTGTCTATAACTTCATCAATTAACTTAACCTCGTCCTGATATTTGCCTTCTCTCATTGCCGTATAACCGCTACCTGTATAATGATCAATAGATTCTACAGCACCCTTAGGGTTTGATACACCTAATTCAGTATACATGGCTTCCAATTCAGATTTAGATTTAACCCCTAAATGTTCACTCTGCTTACTTGTATTCACAGAAGAATTAGCTTTTTTACTTGTAGATTTACCACTATAGGATCCTCTTCCCCCCCATTTATTTCTTTTCCTTTCTGTAGTCTAAAAACACTAAATTATTGAATGTATTAGATAGCTCCTTATAAGACGATTCTACTCCTCTTACAATAACTAGCTTAGGATTTAATTTTTCTACCATTTTTTCAAATCCTTTTAAAAAACTAGGAACGACATTTTTTTCTCTCATAGAACCTACAGAGGACACCATAATTATATCCGAAGTTGGAAAACCTTCAAAACAATAATCAAATGAATTGTCTAAACTCCAATTCGCTGAAGGAATAACTGTTATACCATTGATTTGACACATTCGGGCAAACCACAAATTTCTATAATGATTAAATCTTTGCAAAGGCTCCGGCATATCGCCGTACAAACTAAAATCCGGCATGATTATTCCCTTATATCTTTTCAGAATATCAATATATTTAGATGGACTGTTCCAAATTCTATTGAATTGATAATCCTGTAGGAAAAAATGTATAAAATAATCAGTGTCCTTATTAGACATTGCGAAATTAAATGGAAGCAACCTAATCCCCCTTCTAGGGTAATGAAAATCTTTCAGTGGTTCTAGAATAGGAAATCCTTTTTCTGTGAATTTCATTTCGTTTGGTGTTTTATACCAATTCAAAATGTCCTGCCCGTTTGTCCATGCGTTTTTTCGCAAATTATTATTTCTCCATTTCTTGTTGCTCTTGTATGCTATCTACAACATAATTATACAACAAATCATTTGATTTTAACAGAGAAACAAATGAATTTTTTCCTTGAATTTTTAGTTCTTTACCGTCTCCATCAAACATGCTCTCACCTGTTTCTGTGTCGATCAATGTATACCACGACCCTGCCTGCTTGATAATACCAAGTTTAACCGCCACATCAAACGCATCTGCAACGTAATCAATTCCTTCCATATACATCAATGTATAAAAACCAATTTTCCTGTCTGGTGGACAGACCTTTGATTTATCCAAATGAACTTGAACTAATTGTCCTTGAGGGTTCTCACAAGCTCTAGATAACTGATTACCTTTAGCATCGATAAAAACGCCATGTCTAAAGGATAACCTTGTTGTACAAGCATGTTTCCAAGCTCTTCCTCCTGTTGTTATTGTTCCCCCATACATACTGTTCATATCATCTCTAATTTGGTTGATTCCAATCATAGTGCAGTTAGTTCTTGCACATATAGGAGTTGCTTTTTTCGCAAACAATGTTAAGGACTGACTTATTCCTCCATACGTTTTTTCCATCATGTCTTTTTCATTCGCTAATCCTGAAACCATAGCACCGATGGAATCTAAAACAACTAGGGATATATCCCCTGTATCCATAATATCTAGCATTATTTGAAAGACTTCCTCAGCTCCTTGGGAGTCAGGACGGAATAGAACAAGATTATCAATATCAACTCCCATTTTCAGTGCCCAAGAAGAATCAAATGTGCTCTCAATGTCTACAAATAAAACCTTCTTGTCCGGAAATTTTTTTTGGCACTGTCCAACGATATCTAAAGCTGTTGTCGTTTTACCCGAACCCTCCGCACCACTAAATTCTGCGATTCTTCCTGTTGGTAGACCTCCATATGTCATATAGTTTAGCCGACAAGAAGAAAAAGGTATTTTTTCAATTTCTTGAAATTCTACACCAATTTGGATATTCCCCACCTTCATTTTTTTATTTAGGTTTTTCAATAACACATCTAAATTATTCATTTCTCGATTCTCCAATATATTTCGATTTAGATAATTCCAACTCGGATATTCTTCTGTTCATTATTTTCTTTAAGCTATTCAACATCTCATATCCACTGTCCATACAAATCTTAACAGCTTTATAAGATCTATTATATATACATAGCACCATAGTTTCGTTAATAACACATTTTTCTGCCATGTTATTTCTATCGGCAACCGTTCCATTTGTAGATTGTCTATTCTCTGTATATGCCTTTTGTCTTATCGCCTTACATGCATCCTCCTGTATTCCTATTTTCTCTACACAATTTCCAACAAAATATAGCTCATTTGCCAAATCTAAAATATAATGTTCTAAACAATAATCCGAAAGTGTATCATTTTCTTTCAATTTTTCCCTTATCTCCATCATTAAACCTGTTAAAGATTTAGTGCATTCATTAATAATGGAATCTTGAATTTTCTTCATAGGTTCGGCAAACAAAGTTGATTGATTAATATAATCATTAATAATTAGTGGTTCGCGCCTTGACATAATCCCTCCTACAATATTCTGCCAACAATACGGCTTCTGCCATACCGTCATGCTCTTTTCTACACCTTTTATTTTTCAGTAAATTCACATCAGGAAATAGCTCCTTACACCGAGTTATTGATGTATGTTTATCACTTGTCACATTTAATTCTTTTTTCCATTTTATTGGGGAAACCAATTTAAAATCTATCTCGAAAGATCTTAAACATCCTTGAATAAAACCAAAATTCTTACCGAAATTAAACATGGACACAACTCCTTGATTTGGCATTGCGTGAACATCCTCCACAACGCATTCTATATGATGCTTCATGCACAATTCATTTATTTTATCTATTAGTATATCTTCTGAGAAAGGATATGCTAAAACTGTGTCTTCATAATCTGTTTGAATAAGAAAAGCAATACCTCCATTTTTACCCGGATCTATTCCCATATAAACCATATAATTTATTCTCCTAGCACAATATCCTAAACTAGCAAGGTAGGTAGGAGTATGATTTATAAATAACCGATTCTTTATTACAATAGCATATAAAATCTACCTTGCTAGTTTAGGATATTGTGATTTATATTTGTAAGGTTAGGATGAATATGGTATGCGGCAATTTATAATTTATAATCAATTTTAACAAATATCGGTGAATTATGGAGTAGAAAAGAAAATGTACACAATAAGGTCTTAGCCGCATACCATATTCATCCCAACCTTACTTTGTTTTATTTTACAATTTATTGTAACACATAATATTCGAGAAGTCAAGAGGTTTTTATAAATTAATTTATAAAGAAAATAAATGCTTTGTTTTTTTATTATTTGAAAAATTTATAGGTTCAGGAGTAGATGAACCATCGGTACCCAATCGAAATTCGTACAAAGGGCACTTTGATAATTCACAAGCTTCTACCTCTTTCCTACTCCCACAACAACAATCTATGCATTTAGCTCTTATGGCTTTCAAAGGTGTTTTATATTTCATACTATCCAACCTTTCCACATATGTCCTTATAACCACAGTATCTACAAACTTTTGTATCTTTTGATTTTGGAGGAGCAATCATCCTTTCAACATATCCTTCACATTCCATAATGTAAGAAACTAGATCTTTTTTCATATCTTCCGAAACATGGAAAAAGGCACATTCCAAAGTACAAAAATCTCTATTCTCATATAAAACAAATGCATTTTCTAAATCTAATGCGGTACAATAGCAAATGATTTGCTTGTGATGTTCATCCAATGGTTTGTCTTCAACATTTGAATATTTGAAGGAAGTTACATTTTTCATCTCAAATAAAAAATATTCATTTGTTGAAATCCTCCTAATTATACCATCACACCTAAAAGATAGATTTAAAGTTGTATCTATCAAATGAGTTTCTGCTCCGGAAGTTCCTTTCACAACTAGATTTCTACACCTACCAAATTTTTGTTTTTCAAGAACATACTTTTCAACATCCACATATTCCCAGTCCATTCCAATGTTCTGTAATTGCATCAATGCCTCTTGAATAGCCTCATGGCGTCTTGTCCCTGTGTCCGCCATCCCAATCAAATTATAAGTCGATGAAGAACTATCCGTTTGAGCACCCATTCTTGTGAAATACATATTTCTCATGCATTTTAAGGAACTAGGTTTGTAGTATTTGCTAGGTTTTCTCCTATGCAATCTATCTACTTCCTCTATCGTTTTCATAACGTCTAATAAGAATTTCTTATTCGGTGCTAAATTCTTAGAATTATTATTTATCAAAGTCAAAAGTTTTCTTGCCATTGTCCTCATCCTCCACTAATTCGCAGTATCTCCAACGTTCGGTGTCCCATTCCGCCGTTACGCTTGTTGCCCCTAATGCCCACACATCATAGTAATACCCAGGTGGGTACGCTGAAGGTTCCCCGCTGAAACACTTAAAATACCGCAGCACCCATTCATCGTCTTCGTCGTCTCGCACCCTCACCAGCGTGTCAACCGCAACATTGCCCCAGTCGACTTCGGGTTTAGGTGGCTCTTCGTACTCTTCATCAAGCCAAAGCTGTAGTGCCGTGGTGCAAGATTGACATTCCGTTTCTCTGCAGAAACTTTCCATGTCCTTTCCGAACATTTGGGATACACCATGCTTTATCATGAATTCGCATATATTACCGTCCGTCTTTATAACGTCCATCAACTCGTTTTTGTATTTTTCTCTATTCTTCATAATTCTGTACCTCCACTCACTTCAACGTCCACAGTGTAGCCAAGCGCCCTAGCAATCTCAAAGAATTTTTTCCATGTGATGTTTTCGCCGTGCTCCCAGCGACATATCGAACTCACATCCGAATACACCGCCTCTGCAAGCTCAGACTGAGTAACACCTTGTTCTTTTCTCATTTTCTTGATAAGTTCCGCTAATGTCTTATTAGTTGCTTCCATCTATTTTTCCTCTCACATACTTGAATACGGAAAAGGCAATTCCGCCCATGCATAACTTCCATTATCCTCCGGGCGTTGACCCCAGGAATATGCACCACCATATTTGCTTGAATTCCACCCATATTTTTTTGTATACCCAACGGTTGCTATATTGAGCAACACCCCATCCGAGCTAAATTGAGCATATAAATAAGTTCCATCCTTGTTTGGATTTTCATTCATATACCACACAATTTCTTTATGCAATTCCATTTTATTTACCGCCCTCTTCCAATACTTCCATTACTCTTTTAAAACCGAGTTCAAACATCGCTCTCAGAAAGGTTTCATCGTATCCTGCTCCAATGGCGCTCCTAATAATTGCCGTCCCAACGTTTTCATATTCAACGAATAGGTCCTCAACCATTCCTCCAACGGTTACTCTTCCAAACTCATTTGTATTAATCATTTACATACCTCCTATTTCATTTTTCCATTCTCGATGAAGTCCATTCTATCGTTATCTGAATGCAAACCAAACACAATCCAATAAACAATCCTCCCAAACACCTTGTGAGCTTCTGTCAGCTTGTCAAACCTTCTGCTAACATTTCTTCCGGTCTTTTCGTCATAAGCTCTCACTTCATACTTATTTCCTACCATGTTAATGCTGTAATGAACCCGTTTGCTAACATCATCAATGCTTGTAATCATGAAATCCATTCTACATACCTCCTACTAAAATCATTGCTACCATCATCATTGTTCCGATTGCGCCTCCAATGTACATTCCAATGGTGTCACCGTTGTACTCCTCAGCACTCTCCTCCTCGAGGAACTTTTTGATCTTTTTAATTAGGACTCTCATTTTTCTTTTCCTCCTCGGTATCTTATCCTTTGTTTTATTTTATAATTTATTGTAACACATAAGAAAACAAAAGTCAATGGTTTTTGAAAAAATATAAAATAAAAAAGAAGTGTTTTGGAACACTTCTTTTTTATAAGAGCTGTTATTTTGATTTTTTCTTTTTTGGAGTCTGTTTCTTATTAGAGCCTTTTTTAATAATTATAGGAGTCGGGTCGCTAGCCCACCGTTCCTGAATTGTTTTAGGATTATTTTTTGTTTTGTTCATTTACAATCCTTTCACGATTTCATAGGAATCTTCTTCATAACAATCATTGGAAATATCTTCTTTTTCATAATTTCTGATTGCCTGAATTGCATCTTCTAATGTTTCAAATTCATCAATAACTGTTCTTGTTTCTTTAGCGGCTGTATAATATTTCATTTTCTTTTCCTCCTTGATTCTGTATGAATTTCTTCCATCTCTTTATCTTATGATTTATTGTAACACATAATATTCGAGTAGTCAAGGGTTTTTTGAAAATTTATTATTCTTCATCATCTAACAAGGCAATAATTTGAATGATATTAGCTGTTTCGAGTTTAAGAGCATTTTCATTTCCGTACCAAAGTGTAATGGTATCTTCCGGGCAAGCTTGTAACTGTTCTTTAAGCATTACAATATCTACAAAGCAAGTAAACGATGTAAACTTATCACTTTCGATATAGTTAACCGTTTCCACAGATGAATCTTTTTTAGAATAAATTTTTAATCCTTTTCTTCCAAAGGTGAAATATGCACCATTCTTATCATATTGAGAAATAAACAAGGACAATCTATCCAGCACATCTAATAGCAACTGTTTTGAAATTTTGCATTTAGACTCAAAGTTAACATTTAGATATTCATTAATTGCGTCAATTGGATAATCTTCAATTCCAGACAGTTTTGGTCCCCTAATCTCAATATTACTTGTTGAGAATACAAGGTTATCACCGTCTACCCCAAATTTAATATTTTCTTCATTATTCAATGTTAGAAGATACATCATCTGAGGAGAAATTAGCATTGGCTCAAAATCTTTACCAAACATGGAAAAATTATTAAAAGTAATAACAACAGAATCAGTAGAAATTACCTTTTCTCCGCAATAATAACCTGTCAAATATGGTTGCTCCAAAGTTTTTGCTAATGCATTTCTATTAATATTATAAGCAGAAAGGACTGATGTTAATTTTACGTCGCCTGAATTGATAACGATTTCTTCATGTTTAGGAAATTCAACGATGCCTTCTTCGTCCATAATGATAGGTAATTTGTAGACACCATTTGCCTTAACAACCAAAGAATCATCATTAATATTCAACTCGATTTCGGAGCTTGTAATCTTACTCACTAGCTTAGTGAATTTTTCTGCTTCTACGCAAATATTGATGTCTTCCCCTGATACCTTATCTACGGTAACCGTCAGGAAATTTGTCATATCTGTAGAATATAATCTTAATTTGCCGTCATTCAAACTAATACCAATTAGTTCTGTCAAAGGAATTAGTTTATTATACCCACAACCTTTGCCTGCCGTGTTAACTGCTTCTTTTAAGCGTTCGCTTGAAATCTTCATTAATTCACCTCTTATTTAATTTATCTGCAATAAAGAATATGCTTCTTTCCGCAATTCGCTATTTACCTGAAAAGCCCCTCTTATAGTGGCTGTCCTAGTTTTAGCACCTCTACTTTTAATGCCTCGGGCTGTCATACAACTATGTTCCCCCTCTACAATAACCAGCACATCTTCTGACCCTGTTGCTTTCTGAATTATTTCGGCAATATCACTTCCGATTCTTTCTTGTAGCTGTAGTCTTTTTCCAACCATTTCAGCAATTCTTGCAAACTTACTCAAGCCTAAAACCTTTCCATTCGGAATATAAGCGATGGAAACACTCATGTTATACATCAAGGCTAAATGATGTTCACAATAACTAAAAATTGGAATATTTTGAACAACCACCAAATCATCGTTATCCGTATCAAAGCACTTGCAGAATTTCTTAGCAATTTCTTCGTTGGAGTAATTCATGCCTTCAAAAACCTCGGAATACATCTTAGCAACTCTTTTTGGAGTTTCCAATAATCCGGGTCTTGTCGGGTCATCCCCTAGAGCCTCTATAATCTCAACGACTGCTTTTTCTATTTTTTTCTCGTCAATCAAACTAAACTCCTCTCTTATTTGGATCCCATATAACCTTATGAAGCTGAATTTGCACTTTGCAATCATTCAAACCGTTTTCCAAAACAAAATCAACGATCTGTGAAGGTTCTATTTTACCGAATACCGGACTGAAATAAACTTCGCATCGTAGTTCATGTTCATCAATAATTTTCTTAGCAAATTGCAAATCTTCTTCACTTCCGACAACAAATTTCAAAACATCTCCCGGATATAAATAATTTAAATTCTCCTCTAGCATAAATCTAGTCATCCCACTTGAAGGACATTTCACATCCATAGTATAGAAAACTGGATAAAAATTAGGGAAGACCTCCAACCTATTTGCACCGTTTGTTTCGATATTAACCCAATAATTTTCGTCTGTCAAAGATTCAATTAGGTCATAAACATCTTTGTGAATCAAAGGTTCTCCACCTGTGATCGTAACTGCATTCACTCCTAATTCTTTAACCTTGTCCAAAATTTCGTCTATTGTATATTCTGTGAAATTCCCGCCTTTTCTACCATAATCAGTGTCGCAATAAGAACAATCTAAATCACAACCATACAAGCGAATGAAGGTGCAGGGCAAGCCTGCTCGCTTGCCTTCTCCTTCGATGCTTTTGAAAATCTCAACAACTCTCATGCTTATACCTCTTCATCCTCATCAACATAAATTGCACAATTTCCAGAACTTTCCTGAACTTCTACCTTATAGCACTTTCCACACTCACAAATTGAGGAAACTCTTTCGCATACCCATTTTGCAATATTTTCTGCTGTAGGATTAAGTGGACAAACAACATCATTAATGCATGCGTGGTCTAGTTTGTTGTGAACTTCTTTTTTAATCTGTGCGAAATCTACCACCATCCCATACTCCGTGAGATTTTCGGATTTGCAATAAACAGTGATCACCCAATTATGCCCATGCAAGTTCTCACACTTGCTATCATACGGCAAATCTAAATGATGAGCTCCTGCAATTTCCATTCTTTTTGATACATAATACATTTTTTAAGCCTCCCATAAAAATTCATTTAATATAGAAATAAAATCATCATCATATGAAATATCTACTCGACATGGTAAATAATATTTATAACCCTCTTTATGAAAAATAGTTTTTGACAAATCTATACCTTCTAAAGAACGTAGATAACAAACTATTTTTCTTTTTTTTGGGCATATTTCGGCAATGACATATGTCTCAGCCATGATATCATACACCTTATAGCGGTTTACTGAATCATAATACTTATACACATAATCATCAATAAGCATTTCCACTATTTTTTCTATCTCATGTGTCCTGTCGATTTTTTTGCTTGTTTTTTTAATACTGTCTTTCATTTTACTCACCCTCACCTTTTATATGTTGCTTCTTTAATTTATTTTATTGTAACACATAAAAGAATAATTGTCAATAATTTTTTCAAAGACACTATACACAATACATATTAACATCACCTATGACATATATAGATTGATAATGCAATTGCCAAGGATAACATTAAACTATAAAGATAATAAATTTTATTATTCATACTCAATAGGATCCTTTACACCATTAGCTTCAAACGCGTGTTTCCTGTCTATGCAAGTGCCACATTTTCCACAAGCCTTTTCACCCCCGTGATAGCAACTCCAAGTTAACTCATAAGGGACATTTAGCTCTAGCCCTGTCTTCACGACAGTAGCTTTATTCATATGGATAAGAGGTCTATTAATATGAACTTTGCCATAAGTTCCAATATTAATTGCCTTATCCATGGCATCCGCAAATTCTGGAGAACAGTCTGCGTAAGCTTCACCAGCCACATCATCCGCATGGGCTCCATAAAATACTTCTACTTCTTCTCCGGGAAAAAGGCTATCCGCAAAAGCTGTTGCAATAGATAACAATAATCCATTTCTAAAAGGAACATATGTATTTACTCGACCCTCCCCATTCTGCTTAATCTGGTCGGCATAACTCATATCTAGAATTTCAGTCTTAGAACCTTTAACAAGGGAACAAACATCCCCAGCATATTTCATAACATTTGAAATATCTTCTTCAATATGTCTTACACCATAATATTGGGCTATTTTTCTAGCACACCCTAGTTCTTTATCATGCTTCTGACCGTAATATAAGGATGCAGTTATAACATTCTCTTTGCCATATTTGTAGACAGCAATGGCAACGCAAGTTGTTGAATCAACCCCTCCAGAACTTAATACTAATGCTTTCATATTATTTCCTCCGCCATTAATAGATAATCTTCCTCATTCCCGCGTACTGCTCATATAATTTACAAGCCTCTTCTGTTTTACAAGATTCTAAATCTAATACATCAGGATTTCCATTCTTTATATAATCATAGATGAAATCATCTCTGAATCCAATATTCTCTGCCTGTTTTACGTCATTACAGAAATAAACCTTCTTGATATTAGCCCAAATAATCGCCGATAAACACATAGGACACGGATAACCTGTAGCATACAACTCACAACCTGTAAGATCATATGTTCCAAGCTTCTTACAAGCTTTTCTAATTGCGTTCATCTCAGCATGGGCTGTTGGATCATTATCCTCAAGAACTGTATTACTAGCGACGGAAATAATTTCTCCATCTTTGACAACAACTGCTCCAAATGGACCACCCATATTCAAATTCATTGTCACAGTAGCTTCACAAGCACCTAAATTCATATATTCTTCATTTTTCATAATTATACCTCCAAATAATTTAATTTATAAAACAATAAATTAAAAAAATTAAGAAGGAGCTCTAGGTTTTTTCATAGTGGTTTCCTCACTTTCTATAATTTTTGACCGTATATGTCCGGTATCACAGACATTATATTAATCTAAAAGATCCCCAATAATCTTGATATAATCAGTTTCGTAAGGAACATAATAATGAACTGGTAGATAATACTTATAACCATCTTTATAAAGAATATCCAAGTCATCTTTTACTTTTTTAACACGAACCTCAATATTTTTCATTCTCGGATAAACCTCTGCTATTGTTTTTCCATTTTTCTTGATTTTATAACATTTCACAGAAGCATACCAAGTATTGTTATAAGTGTTCCCAAGAAAATTATCAATCTCTGAAAGCTCTCTAGTTCTGTCGACTTTTTTTGATTTCTTATTAGGTTTCTTGATAACTTCTTCCTTTACTTCTTCCTTTACTTCTACCCCTTTCCACCATCTTTTGATGGTTCCTGGGGTATATGTTGCTACCTCACCTTTTTTATCACCATTTAAAAATCTAACTTCACATTTTCCATCATCCATCTCATGGATCATTTCAAACTTTGTCTCATTATCCTTCTTCGATACAAATACCTTCATACTGATCACCTTCACCTTTCTATGCATTTCTTATTAAGAGATAAGGTTGCCTTTCGCAACCGTTACTTCCTGACAGCTATTCAGGATTTTTAAAATCCTTACTCACTCGGATTGCACTGACGTATTCTGTTTTATCCTTATCTCTTAACTTGTCTATATTGTAACACATAAGATTAAAGAAATCAAGTATTTTAGAAAATTTTTTCTAAAATAATTTTTTATGCTTTTGCATTTTTTTATTCGAACCGATAAGATAGTATAATCCATCTAAATAAAAAAGATTAGGCTCTTTATTGAATTCTGACATTATATTTTCTGTATGAGCATTAATTGATTTTTGGATATAGCATTTAGAATAAATAGGATCTAATGAAACTATTTTGGAAATTAATTCCTGCATAGAATATCCTTGATTAAATTCTAATTCTTTCAATAATTCTTTGAACAAGTCATCCATACTTACTTTAGACCCACTAGGATATTTTTCATGCAACATATCAAGATAATCACTATCTACACGAAAAAACTTTTTTATCTCACATAAAATCGAATCACAGCATAAAATATCCCTTGTTCTAGATACTCCAATATATCTATCCTGTACACCATTTTTTATATTCTCATACATTTCTAGAGAAGGTATGAGAATAGAATTATGAGGTATTGGTAATTCCATCAATGCCTCATAATTTCTTGAATTCGGTGTAAAAATAAAAATTATTTTTTCAAAAGAAAAGTTATCTAAAAAGTTTTTTAGCCTTAGGATAAATAATCTTTTATATTCCTCGGTCAATTCTTCGGTGTAGGGTGCATCATATTCTAGAAATGGAAAACAATTCATGTATTGCATAGGTATTATCCCACCATTAGAACATACTATTAATTCACAAGATTTTCCAAAGCAATTATAATACATAGACCATTTCCTAGACTTGAGGTAAGGTCTTGTGTGAGTACATAAGCTAAAAATTGCATATTTATGTTTGGGCTTATAGTCCTTGATAATTTTCTCATATGCTTCTTGTATTAATTTAGAATTTAATACATTTTCCTCACCTGTTATGTCCTGGATATCACACCATTCATTTTTAGAAAATAAATACTCTCTATCTTTGAAATACATTAAAACAATCCTCTTCTATAAGAAAATTTTCGTTCCATATTATTTAATTGATCTACTTTCGATTGCATATACATAGCATTGAACAATATTCTATTATCCCGATGTTCCGCCAATTCATCCAAAGTAAACCCAAATTCTTGAATTGTCGCATTGAAATTCTCAATAGCTTTTTTTGGCAAATGACTATAATGATTCTTATTATGAATTTGATTTTTGGATACAGATATATTTCCATAATCACTCATAATATTTCCCATTGCTCCAACCATGATCCAACTTGTACTATCTGCTGAATATATAGGATATTTTTCCAAAAGATCAAAATCTGTCATTCCAAAAGCATGGATCTTAATATTTGGGTTACTTGATTCCCGAATTGTTCTAAAACATTTCTCAAGGAAAACATCCCTTATCTTAGCGGACTTCCCAACCATACCACCAAATGCCATATAAGAAATAGGATTTCCATTTTCATCCCGCCACTCTAAAGCCTGTTTTAGAAATTCGAGTGGTTCCCCAACATGAAAGGTATATAACAATGCATCCGGATTTTTTAGTCTTTTTCTCATGAAAAGATAATTATCCCATGTTGATTGTGCGGCTTCCCGAACCTGTCTAGGTGTAGCTCCGAAAACTCTATCTCCAGGAATAACATCCACTTGACCACAAAGATTTATATCATCTGTTCTTTCGTTCAGCCAATTAATGTATTCTTTCACATTTACTTTAGCACCTTTTGTCCATGCACTGAATGCACCAGAATCAATGAATAATTTTCCTGGTTTTATAAAATCTTTCAGTTTATCAAATTGCAATTTACCAGAATCAACATAACTGAAAAGAGCATTGCAGTCAATCTTATCCACACAAGACTCTTCCATCCCTGCTAAATAAAGTTTCATATACTGTTTTACCTCTTCTTTTCCAAATTTATCTGCCCCTGCTAAATACAATTCCATATTATCTTTCCAATCTATTATAGTATCTACAAACTTTTTTTGATAGTCGAAAGAAAGAAGACGATTTCTTATGATTCCAATATCTAATTTTCTTTCTCCTGTAAATACATATTCTCCAGCTAAATATAATTCCATTAAATCATCCTCTCTCTCTACACGTTCAAAAGGTTGTTGTGATCCAGCTAGATATAATTCCATTATTTAATCTCCACTTCTTCTCCATACCAATTTTTTGTCACTTCACAATCACATTTGAAAGGTAACTTTATTAGATGAGACGGCGCCTCTTTCATTAAAGTTGATAATCTTTCTGTTACCTTAGCCGCATTCTCGATTGGGCACTCACCAATAACTTCATCATGAACTTGAATCAGTAAATGGAAATCTAATTGCTTCATTATCTCATCATTATTGATATGAATCATGGATAGCTTAACCATATCAGCCGCTGAACCTTGTACTCTTGCATTTACGCATTGTCTTTCAGCCTGTGCTATTAATCCCCCATTATCTTTGATCTTGATACCTTCGCTCAATGCTTTTTGAATAATTTCATTCTTTCTTTTCCACCCAAAGGCCTTATCCAACATCTTTATATATTGATTTTTCACAGTAGGAGGCACATCATCACATTGATTTTCACCGAATGCTAAAGGGTCGAAATTCAAATTCTTAAATTCGTATCTGTCTAGTTGCATATCTACAAGGTGTCTTCTTCTTCCCCATGCTGTTGTTACATAGCCGAGCTCCCTAGCCATTGATTGAGAATCTTCAATAAATGTGGCCAGTTGAGGGAAAGCCCGAAGAACTGAGTCATAAATCTTTTGAGCTTCTTTTGTTGAAACACCTAACTGCTCACCAATTGAAGGGATTTGCCGTCCGTACAGAATTCCAAGAACAATGCTCTTAGCTTGACTTCTTCGCTCCTTACCTTGAGGGTTAACAGTTCCATCTTTTCTGAATTCTTTGCATTCCTCGTAAGATTTATGAAATGCCAAACTTGCAATCGTGGAGTAAATATCTTTTCCATGAAGGAACGCATCCTGCATTTTCTTATCATTAGCGAGATAAGAGGTAACCATTGGTTCTTGCTGGCTATAATCTGCTCCAACAAGAACATACCCATCTTGAGCTTTGAACATCTGTCTAATATCTTTATTGTGCGACGGTATGTTTTGTAGGTTAGGGTCAGAGGAACTGAATCTACCTGTTTTTGCGCCGTATTGGTGATAACTAGCATGGATTCTTCCATCCTCCATAACAACCTTAGGCATCTTATCAATATAAGTGCTCAATAATTTATCCACATTACGGCTATCTAAAATTGCCTTACATAAGTCTTTATGTTTGCCCTCAGAAAAATGTCTTAGGATGTTTTCTCCTGTCCCTCTAGGTGATTTTTTATCCGGACTTTCCAGCTTTAGAATATCGTAAAACAATATAGCAAGTTGAGTTGGACTAGATAAAGAAATAGGATTAGATAGCTTGCAATTAGGATGGGCTAATCTATAATTATCTATTTCCTCCTCATACATTCGCAAGGCCTTGTGTGCTTGTTCTTCTCTTTCCGTTTTCAATGTATGATATTTTTCTTTTAATTTTTCGCAAACATCAAAATCCAAACAAACACCTCTATCCTCCATGTCTGCCACAACACTAATAAGAGGCATTTCTATTTTCTTGAATACATTATAAGGACCCCCATTTCTTCTGTTCAAAATCTTTTTCTGGTACTCGTATAATTCAAAGGTCTTTACCGCATCTCCTGCGGCGTAAAGATACGCCACAGAGATAGGTACCTTATCGAACGTCAAACCTTTAAACAATGTATCAAATTTCAAAGATTCCGTATCTGTTGATTTACAATATTTCAAATGTAGGTCTTTCAAAGCATGAGATTCATTTTCATCAATGCAATATGCCGCAATCATGGTATCCCAATAAGGTTTAAAATCAATACCCATTGAATGACGGCAAACTCTAATATCATATTTAGCATTATGAAATATCCAATTTATATCCTTATGGTATTCCTTGAATATTGTAGATACCGTTCCTAACGATAATTGGTTTTTGAATAGAGCCCCTGTTATATGGGATTTATGCCCTATCGGAATATATGCACCTTTATCGCCTGGTGTATAAATAGAAGTACCAACCAAATCAGAAATCAACGGGTTTAGACCTGTTGTTTCTGTATCTATTGACGCAAACCCATTGCTTTTACAATGGTATAAATATTCACACAATGAATCTTCATCCTGAATTAACACATAATCATCTTTATGGTGTTTCAATTTTGATTCGGCAATAGAAACTATGGATTCAATTTGTGCAGAAACGCTTGTTCCGGAACGAACTGTTTTCCTAGACACAGAATTTTTTGATTTCTGTATAATTGATTTATCACTAGGCTTATTTCGTGCAAAAGATAAAGCCATTACATGCCTGCCCTTCTTGATGTTCTTCTATGTGAGTGCTGTTCCCTTCTTCTAATAGGTTCTTCCTCATTTGTTTCATTACTAGCCTCTTCAGGAAATACTCCGTGATCAATGTAATACTGCATCTCATTGACAGATTTATCTAAAATGAAGGAGCCAATAAATTCAGGTCTTTCAATTTCAGAAACATCAACGGGTTTAACTTCAGGCATCGGGAAAATTTCATACTGAGTTTTTTTATCTCCCTTTGCTCCCCTTCTTTCAATCTCGAACACCATTGTAGATAGGTTAGGATAACGATTGAAAAGTGCTTCAATCTTCTTTCTAAAGGTTTTTCCTCTTTCCCAAATCTTAACTTTTCCGTCTGCATGATCATACATTGAAAGAATCATAACTGGTTTAACTGGAATACCATTAGCACAGAAAGGGCAATCATCAATAGGGCTATCATAGTCTCTTTTACAGTCAACATATCTTTCGGTGTCCCCTACCTGTACTCGATGGCAAGCAAAGGTGTCTAAATCATTATATGTTTTATACAAGAACTGCACCCTAGCAACATCGCCATCATTTTGCAGTTTCAACCACTCCGAGCTATTATTAGATTCATATCTTTCCATTTCGTTTGGATTAATTCTTCCCATTTATTTTTCCTCCTTGATTAAATCACACTTATCAACATAATAATAATCATTTTCTTCATCATAATACAACTTGCTATATTTTCCAATAAAGTTTGTAAGCTCTGAGTGCGCACATCTAATTCTTACCGTATTATCACACATTACGTTAGAACTATAGACCCGGAAGCCTTCATCTTGCGTTGAATTCTTGAAATACAGACGAGTTTCATCTACACCAAAAAGAATATAATCACTGTAGATATTATCGCATAATGTTCTATCAATTATAACATTGGCTTGCGATCCGTAATATAATACCCGTAATGCATATCCTTTTTGCCTGTACACTCTCCTCCCTGGAGACATTTTTTCTATCCACTGCATATAGTTTCCTCCTTATATAATAAATAATATTTTAAGGAAGGTTTCATTCGCTAGGTGCATTGCATGACCTCCCGCAAGTAAATGAACTTGCACACCTACAGCTACCCTATTCTGAACCTGTTAATTATATGGGCGTTTTATTTTTTATACTGATTTCAGTTTCAGTGATGTTTTTATAGTGGTTATCACCCCAACTTATCTTATATATGTATTATATATTATTGTAACACATAAATCAATACCTAAATTTAAAAAATAATATTTAAATTCAAAAATTCCTCTTGTAAATCATTTATATCTTTTCCTTCCTCCTCATATTGTAGCTCTTTTATAATTTTGTTTTTGACGTTTTTCTTGAATCTTTCAGTAGCTTTTCTTCCAGCCTCGTCGGGGTCAAACGCAAGAATATATTCCCGAACTGGCAAATTTTCTAGCATTTCGTATTGGTGAGAATTACCTGTACCAATCAACGCTATAGCAGGTTTTCCATATTTCCAGCAGGTTAAACAGTTGAAGAACGACTCTGTGATATAAGCTGTTCTATATTCTCCATGCACGAATCTATATCCTTGATAGAGCGGTTTATCAATTCCTTTTGGAAGTCTGAAAAATTTACTTTCGACACTTCTACCAGCAATAAATCTAACTGTTCCCTGCAAATCTGCAACTGGGAATGTAATCTCTTTTTTTGCTTTGTCATATCCAATGTCAAACTTTTCTATGATCTCATCTGTTAATCCTCTCTCATACATATATGGATGAATGTATCGATATTTATCAAGCTCTTCCTCTGTTATATAAGGCAATTCCTTTTGTAGCTCTGTTCTTGTCCTCCATGTGAATGTTTGCAATACATTAGGTCTGGATTCTACTTGGATAGAGTTGTATCTTTTTAATAGCCAATTTTTTCCGAATTTTCCACCATCATTTCTACCAAATAATTGAGAAATTAATGTTGTCAAATCTCCAGACCAACCACAAGTAAAACAATGTGCTTTCCCAGTTGTTTTGTTTATTCCGAAAGAAGGTTTATTTTCTTGTCCACCTTTGTGAAAAGGGCATGTTGTTTGGATATTATCCACACCCTCCTTTATCTGCTGAAAACGATTTAGACCCCTTAAAGCTAATTCTTTCTGTAAGGTTTCTAATATTTCTCCAAGTTCACCATATATAATAATATCAGATATATTAAGCATTAATACTCCTCGTCTTCCTCAACCTCATATCTTCTTCTCAACTCTTCGGAGCGCTCCGAGTCGTTGATATTACTATTCTCGGAAGGAATATATTCGAATATTCCTCTATCTATATCCCATAGATAGGATAGCTTAACTCCTGTCCTACTGTTTCTAGATTTTTTTAAGCCTAATTGCAGAATATCATCTTTCTGTTGGACAGAGAGAACAAGGGACGCATTGAAGGCAATTCCGTCTGAATCTCTAATATTTTCCAACTCTAAATCTTCATTGCGAGCCCCCTCCCTATTGGACTGAACAACAACGATTATTGGAATACCGCAATCAATAGAAAGTTCCATTAGATCTTCGCTAATATTAGTTAGAGAAATAGTTTTGCTATCCCCCCTCTGATAGCGTTGATCCCGAAGATAGCTTATACCATCAATTGCTAACACATCAAGATTATTATTTTGCACCCAAGACTTTAATTTTTCAACCGTCACAACCTTATTAAAATCTTTCGGAGAAGAAACAAAAAACGGTACGGAAGATTTTTGCAACGAATCAATATATCTATTATACCCTTGAATTTCTCCACCTGTAATCAAGTCTTTGTTGGAAATATTCTTGTGCAATGTGTCAAACCTAAAGCCTGTTTTGTTTGCAGACATTTCCGGCTCTAACAAACCGACACGCTTATTCATCTTCCACGCATGTTCCAACATCTTGATTGTGACCCATGATTTACCTTGACCAGTACGAGCAAATATAACAGCTAATTCTTCTCCACAGTGAAATCCCTTTATTACATCATCAAGCTCCTTGAAACCCGTTTGTAGATAATGCTTTTCGGGATTATTTTTTGTTTCTTCCCACTCTTCGAATCTATCGTTTGCGGACTGGATGATATCAACACCTTTTTTGATTCCGTCTATTTTTAATTTTGGAATCTGAGTTTTGAGGTAGTCAACAGCCGCATAAGAATCGGTTTGAAGAAGCTCGGCTAATTTTGTTATAACCGGAACCGACATTCTATACAAATGCTCTTCTCTTAATGTTGAAACCAAGTAGTCTTCATTTTCTCCGACTTGTATAATATCGAAATCGGGGAACTCAGATAAAAAGGTAGGAACATCCGGAATATTTCCATAGTTATGTTTATGCTCTTGTATATAGGAAAATTCTTCTTTATACTCCTCAAAAAAATCAGCTGTTATATCATTAGCAGATAAGATAGAGTCATCTTTATCTGCTAGTATCTTGTTTAGAATTTGCAATTCTACCATCGGTCTAATCCTCTTTTATCCGGATCAACGAATTTAATCCTTTTGCTACATCCCCATACTCTGCTTCCTAACCTATTGCCTAGAGTAGAATATATTTCATCTTCTGTGATGTTTGCTGTGAAGATATTGCATAGATTATTATTGAGCCTATAATCTATGCTTTGCAAAAGGATTTGATGTTCATAACCGGACATATTACCTGCCCCAATATCATCCCACACAACTAGATCAACTTGATTTAAATCCTCACACAATTCATCAAACCCCTCCAAACTGTGTGATATATTTCGTTTGCAATCGTAAAGAAATTTTGGGACATTTACAAATAAAGCTCTCCTGTCTACGCAATCTTTATACCACACGGCTTCAACATAACTAACTAATAATTTAGCCGCCCAACTAGTTTTTCCATTTCCACAGTTTTGAGAATAAATCAAAAGATTATTTCCATCGGAAACAAATTTTTTAATGTTCGTCTTAATACTGGATAATTGTTCAAAAGTAGAATAATCTTTAGTTGCAATGAGATCTAAAGGTTTCCACATATATTCCGGTAGATTAGTGTCGCTTAATAAATTTCTTAAAATTTTTTGTTTCAAACAGAAATCCCCGCACAAGTTTGAATCCTTTTGTTTGCAACTGGATTTATGTATGCATTCATTATTTTTTGACATGCTCTAAAACCTCTTCTACAGAATTATATTTTTCATACACTTCGGTGAATCGTTGAATTGTTTCCATATAGGAAGCCACATAAGAATTTAGAAATTTTATAAATTCTTTCACATCCTCCATCGTGTCCGCAACCCAATACCCACATTCTGGAGAACTACAAATAGGCACCCCCTTCAACCTTAGATGATTCACAGACCATCTAAAATCCCTCTTCGGCATTCCCAAACTGCTTGCAAGATCCTTTTGGAACATCGCATTTTCTTTTCCTCTAGGAATAGCCGCAAGAACTATAAAATCGGTATCAGTCAATTTACACATCTCATCTTCCTCCTCAAAATGTTTTACATCTTTTCAATTTTTCAAAATATTCTTTTTCTTCCTCCACTGTCCTAGGTTTATTATCCCCCCAATATATGGATGAATCTTTTTTAGCTGATGTGAAAGAATTGTTTTTTATCCATTCAGGGTCTATGTTCATATAACCTTTATCTAAAGATAAATGGATAGCGTTTAACTGAGTATTTTTATCAACGACTGCTAATTTGTCCAAAATAGCATTTACCTTGTTATCAGTAACTAATTTATTATTTTCTAGAAGATTTCTAAAAAATATACTTAAAAGTTCTATAACATCATCATCTAAATCATATTCTAAACATTTCTTTTCTATAGATTGGATTTTAGTATCAATTTTAGATTTCTTTTTAGAATTTTTCTTATCTATATTATATTCTATATTTTTATTATTATTTATATCTATATTATTATGTAAAATTTTTTGACACCCCCCTGTAAAGAATTTTGACACCCTGTCAAATTCACACT